AAGCAGTGGTATCAACGCAGAGTACGGGCTTGTCTTCGATCTGGCGAGTGATCTTGTTGGTATGCTCATCTACCTTGACAGATACGGTCTTAACATCGTTAACATGCTTGCTAACGGCGTTGAGCCATTCTTTGGAAGGAGCGGCACGGAGACTGTGCTGTCCCTTCTCCGTGCCCTTTCTCAAATCATCACGCAAGTTCTGCGGAATCGCTTCCCAGTGTTTCTTGCACAGTACTGCTTTCTTGCCGATGGGCGCTACGCACCCTCTTACAACGCAACTCATTGCGGATTTCTATTCTCCTAATTGATAGAGACGCACGAAGCATCGCCACCATCTGTTTGCGAACCAAAAATTCCCGTTTGGAAATTGGTCAACGTGAACGATGAATTCCCGGTACCACTGATACCGATATTTCCCATCCCTGTTGGCCAGCCACCGATAATCGTACCGGACGGAGTTGTTCCCCATGGATAAGCTGGATACCACGGATAAGTTGGATACACCGGCAATGGCGGAGTGGTATAAATCCAATTATTCCACGGTTGCGGAACGTACCGGATCGTTTCCGCCCCAGCCACTTCCACAATACGAATCTTCTCGATCACTTCCGGTTCCGCTGTCGGAACGTCTGCGACCTTGACCTTGGTTCCATCTTCCGAAATGGATACTGATGCTCCATCTGGCAGTTCGATTTCAATATTACCTTTTAATTGTAGCTTCATTTTCTTTTCTGTCAAGTTGTTACTTTAACAGATCCTCCGTATTGATGCTTGATGTCAGGTTTGTCACGTCGTAATTGTTGCTAATTGCACTCGACGTGTAGGCGCTGCGACACAATGACATAGCACTCATCGCTGAACCCGTGCTAGTGGTCGCATAGTTCACGGCGTTTGCCATGCCCAATTGCGTTGCCTCTGCCCATGCATCCTGATTGGCACCGAAGTAAACGAAGCCCCATTTGTTCTCATTTTGACGAATGTCGATCAAAGCCTTGATACCGGCCTTCTTCCATGTCCGAGAACTGTTCTCTTCACCATCGGTCATCACGGTCACAAGCTTGTCGGTTTCTCCCCGTCTCGCTGTGTCAATGCTGGCTCCAATGGCGTCGTACAAAGCGGTTCCACCACCTACTTTATAATTCTCTTTGGAAAGACGTGGCACTTCGGCCAGCGGCTTGTCCTTGTAAACGACGGTTGCGCTTGTGTTGAATGTTGTTAATGAAACCAGATAACGGACGGTTTGGTCCGCTTCTTCTGCCTTCATTGTGTCTAACTGTTCATTGAAGCCGCTGATTACGGTGTCTCTTTGACTCAACATCGAACCGGATGCGTCAACAATGAATATTTGTTTGATTATTTTCATGGTTTCCCCTCTTTGAATTTCTATGGGGTGACTACTTTACCCCAACGAATCTATATAGTCACGAGGTTTTACCAAAAATATAGAGCTAAGTTTTCTCTTCACTCATGAGCCAGCCGAACACCAGGCTCGTAAGCGCATAGCGAAACTTGACATAATCGACGTTGTTCAAAATTGCAAGTTCACGGGCGAAGTGATTTGAATGGAGCCAACTCCACGACCAGCGCTTCGTCCCTGCTTTGTGTAGACCATCAAAACGTTCTTTTTCTTGTTTTGAACCCATTTCTAAACCCTCTTGGAGACGAGTCAGAATGCTTTCAATGTTGTCAGGAGTGATTCCGGCGAGACGTTGATTACAGAGACGCACGATGTGTAATTCGGCTGCGCCATGTCCTTGAAGAACCTTTACCGCAAGATGATTGTCGTTGGTGACAAATTCCCAGAATCCTTGACCTTCACAAACCTTGCAAGATTTTCCATTGAAAAAGCCGGTTCCTTCGCAAAGCGGACAGGTGTCAAAATCCCATTTCCACTTCTTTTCTTCTTCATTCATTGATTTCTGCTAATGCATCAACGTATCGATGGCAATGATCCACCCATTCCCCGTCAACGTTCATTAATCCGCCCACTTCGTTAAATCCGAACGCTTCACATTCCTGTGGTAAGTACGCCTCTTTTGTCGCTTCAAAATAGTCAGCATTTAGAACAACACCAAGATGATGACGTTCCCATGCATGGCCGCAGACACAAAAACCAGAGCGCCCTGGACCGCTATACCGTGGTTGGACTGTTAAGGGAGTCATTCTCCAACCTACTTATCCTGTCTAAAATAATGAATGTGTATTCGTATTCACCCCGGCCCTTGGCTTCTTCTGCTTCTTGCCGCAATCGTGCAATTTGATCGGTTGAAGTTGTTGTATTTGTATTCATTTACTTCCAGCGGGACTGACGAATTTGACTGATATATTCGATATCATGCACAAGACCAAGCCATTCTGTCCATGCAAAGAAGGAGTCAGCGTTGTGGTGCTCCAAATGCTGCATACCGTCGTAGGGAGCGCCGGGATCAAATATAAGTTGTCTGCCGACCCGTGCCATATCCGATACGTTATCAGATGATGCTTTCCAATAATCGGGTGCCCAGTCAATAGCATCCGACACAACAGACGGAACGCCTTCTGCGATACCATCCGCCGTGACCATGTTAAAGCTCTCGGTATAGGAACCTTGAACCAACAGGTGCATCTTACGCACGTTGTCACGGAACTGCGGCCATGTAGCCCAGTTTAATTCCTTCAGGGTGAAGCCGGGGATTCCTTGAGTCATGGCGATCACAGAATTGAGGATTGTGTTACCACCGCCTTCTTTCCGGCCACCAGAAACCCAAAACTCAGTGTCCACCTTCAAGTCTTCATGAAGTTCCAACGCAACACCGGCTGCGGACATTAGATTTTTCTGGGGACGGGTTGCACCGAATGCTCCGATGCGAAGCGTACCGCCCGAGTACACCGGCTTATTTGCGTTGACCGCATAATCCAGGTAATACATGTTGGGAAGATACACACAAGGAGCCGCATAAGCGGCACGGAGCCACTGTATGAACTTCAGAGAATTGCCAGCAACATTGAAATTGAGCGAACCCAATTCGATATCAAGATACTCACGCATCAATTTGACGCCGTTAGTGTCTGCCTGTAAAAACCCAACATTCGAGTGACAATTCACTGCGAATTTCACCATGTGGTATTTGTAAGTCAGTGCTTGAATGTCTTTCGATGCAATCCACGGTGCCGCAATTTCGACGTGTGTGACGGTCGAATCCTTGGCTAAAAACGCATCAAGAGCTTGCACATTTACGATAGGAATAACGGATGCTTTGATGCCATGGCGTATAAGAATCTTCGCCACGTTAAGAGCGGCGACACCAAGACCAATGTGTGAGATACCGAATGAAGCAGCAAAGTTTTTATAACAAAGAACCACATGTACTGGATAAGGCGCTTGTGGGTGAGCAGGGTAAACGGATTTGAGTTGCATTAACTGCGAAATCTCCAAAAGAAAAGAATATCGTGATTTAAGATTATCACGAATCTGGATTTTGGCAAGTTTTTGCCTGCCAAATCCTATTTAGGAGACAAGTGATTGCAGAGGGAAATTAGTCAACGTCGGCTTCTAGAATCTCAACGAAGAAGCGGCCCGCACCGAGATATTGTTCCACTTCACTTTTGTTGATGACGATCTCCGGCCAACCCAAATCGTACACCGTGATCTCTTCGGTAATAATTTCATGCCACAGTCCCAGGCGGAACTTTTTGAGTTCGAGTTCGGTGCCATTCGGAACCATGCGTTTGGCGTAGTTAAGTGAGAGATCGAACACTTGATCGGCTGTCATTAGCGTGAAATCTTCAGTGAGACCCAGGCCGTGGGCGACGGCGCTCATTTGTTCATCGGTAAATTTGACAGTGTAGTTACCCTCAGCGACGCCGTAGGTGAAGGAAGGGAGAGCGGAACCACCGGCCCCGGAGGGGTATGAGCCAGGGTCGGTCCATCGTTCATTAAAAACGTTGATTTTGTTCTCTACGATGGCGGGCTTCGATGCTACTGGGTTGAGCTTGGACTGCAAAAATCCTTGCAGGTATGCCCATTGGTCGATCATTCCGGCTGGCGTTTGTCCTTGCAGGTATGCCCATTGGTCGATCATTCCGGCTGGCGTTTGTTTTACGTTGTTCATACTTTCAGTCTATAATAGATGTATCTACTTGTCAATAGGCCAAAAGTACTATGACACAGTTTGTTTCTTGATTTCGATCTTGTAGAGCTTCCAACACTTTGGCATGTCGTACTTAGCAAAACCAGGGGTAGTTCGCCCATGCGTATGGAAACGAGTCAAAGCGTCTTTCATGGATGTGCCAAGGACGTATCTAGTCATTGTTTACCCGATCTTTGCGTTAGTCACAAAGTCGCCAGTAACGGTCAACGTCAGCCGGTTCATCTGCATTGATGTTGTCAGCAGTCCAGGCAGTTCTTGATGCACTCGGTTGACCACAACCATCAATCCGGCACTCGTCGCCAACTTCACGGCTTCAGATTCACTCAATCCAACAAATTTTGTTGCGTCCATTTTACTCTCCAACCTGTTCGTCTTCTTCCAAATGAGTCAACACGTAGTGAATGTCCCATTCCTTCCGCTTTTTGAAAGTAAGTTTGCAACAATGGCAGTACGGTCGTGGTCGAAACCACGTGCGCCAACTCCAAACCCAGAACGGTTCGGGAATGGCTGGCACGTAGCCGCCCAATTCCTCGTCATACGTTGCAATTTTCAAATTCAACCTTAGATGTGGCAATCAACGATTGTCAACAGAGTATCATCCGTAAGCGAGTCCAGCAATTCTGAGAACTTTTCGTTCCAGTTGCCATCTTCGTTCAACGAGATACCCCACCAACCCATTTCGCCCTTCTCATACCACTTCCCGTCCTTGACGACGGCGTAGGTGCTGATGGCTCCGTTGATTGCGTTCTGAATGTACTTATCTCTTGTGGTCTTCACGAAATCATCGGCACTCAACCACGTCAGGTCACCATTCGACCGCATGGCCTTGACGCCCGGTTGATTTCCGTAAGCTGTGCGAGCGTCATCACTTCTGCCCTCTCCAAATTCTTTGAGAGTGTCTTCCCACAATTTGATTGGCTCGTATTGTGTGAGTACATTCATCACTTTGTCCCACTGCTTCGCTGCCTTCTCTGCGCTTTGAAAACGCATTTCAGTGAAGTCAATGTCACCCTTACGGGTGCAATCGGCCCGATCATTCTCAGGCGGTGTGTAGTCCTCATCCATGATCTGTAGACCCGGTTCCCCAACAACCCCAATGGCACCGGCTTTCAGTTTGAAAAAGCCGTTCCAGCGACCACCAACCGTGTACCAATCCCACTGAGCGGATGGGTTTGTTCGACGGACAACTTTGATGATTTCGCCAGCTTCATTCTGCAAGGCATAACCGAATTTGTGCGTCTCTTCGGTATCCGGGTTTTCGCCTACTGGCACAACATGAATTCCATACCAGCCTTCCAGCCATGTGCCGAAGCTTTCGTTTTCCCTTTCTTCCCCTTTGTTTGAGGATTGGTACAAGATATGGGCAGAACGGGCTTCATCTGTAATGTCAATATCAAGGATGTACTGATCGTCCACACCGGTACACTCAAATTCGTGATATGGTGCAAGTTGTTTATCAGCGTCTTCACCAACCACCAAAACTGTGAAATGACTCATTTTTCTCTTCTTTCTATATCGTCCTGCATCCAAGACGGTTCTTCCCAGTCGTGGTGCACAACTTTGACGATGACTTCATTATCCACTAAATTCACCGAAAACACAAGTTCGTCATTTTCTTGAAGGTTCAGTTCTCTAACCATCGCTGGTGGCAATGTGACAAGCCAGTCTTTCACAATACGAGACGTGTAGGTTCTCATGCCTTAAACCACTCCTCAAGCTCATCGCATTGAAGTTTGAGTTGTTTTTTGACTTCAGGATCTTTTTCTGTTTTCAATCCACGCCGGATGAGTGCAACAACCTGCGGAATCTTCTCTTCGGAAAAATGAATTGATTCTGTCATGCCGTGGCTGTTTTCACTTTCAAACTAGGCGGCGCAACACACTCTTCTGGTGAGATGGTCATCATATTGTTTTCGTCCATCGGAAGATTGAATTGAAATCCTTTCGGAACGAGAGCAATTTGTATATGGAGCCGTTTGTTCTCGGCTCGAAGTTCTGAAAGCTCTTTATTGAATCGTTCCAGTGATTGCATTCGCAACCAACGGTTAAATTCTGGTTCAACATAATTCGGGCGGGCGATTCCGTCTGCCCAACGAATCTCTTTCATTCCACACTCTTTCTAGTCTTCTTCTAACCAGTCCAAATCTTCAGTAGTGCCATCTTCCCCCAACCAAGTTTTTAACAACGGTGTATTTGGATTGTTTTTACCACCCATAGATGTCAAAACATATTTTGTGCGGCCATCGTCAAGCAGCGTTTGAGATGTAATCTTAAAGCCAAACATTGTTAGTTCGTCGGCTTCGGCTTTGTCGAATACAATTCGTGTGGCCATCGTCGCACTCTCAAGACTGGCCAGTGACATGAAACCGAAACCCATTAGTCTTCGACAACTTTCCCGTCTCGAATGATTTGGGCATTAAAAGACGCCGTGGACTTAACCGCAAATTCGCTGGCGGGAATCCGCTTTACTGTTTTAGGTATACCCAACAATGAAAGCATCTGCATGATGCCATCATGGATTGGTTGAGTCAATTCTTCTTGGCTGGCACCAATGTTGGTTTGTTGAAATATACCGGGAATTTCAAATTCAAAAGTGTATGCAGGTACACCGTCTTTCACAGCGTGGTTGTGGAGCCGAATTATAATAATCTCTTTCATAATTACCCCGGCCCTCCCCAGCTTCTCGGCTGTTCCACTCGCTCCAGATATGCAACTAGTGCCAAGACTTCTGTACTGACTGTGAGAAGTTCGGAAACATTTTCTCCAGAAGTCATTGCCTCAACAAGTTCGTCCAATCGTAAACGTGCTCGTTCACAGAGGGAGAGTGGTGTTGTTGTTGGATAACGTAACGTTTGAACGGCACTGTTGGTCTAATCATTCAGGAAATTCCTGTGATTCTATGGCTTCATCAGGGGAGTCTTCGACAGCCTTCTCCAGAATCGTGCTAATTTTATTCAAAACCACTCTAGCTTCACTCCAAAGTGCCGCTAGGATCGGATCTTCGATCTCTTCACCGCTGAAGTAATGCTGAATGGCGTAATCAAGTCCTTCCCAATCCGCCTTCGATGCAACGTCCAATGTGGACATCTTCTTCACTTTCTTCATTTTATGATCGCTCCAAGTAATCCGGTGAAACGGCTTTCAACACAAGCCTGCCGATGTGCTGGTCCCATATTTCAGTAAATGGCTTGATGACAATTCCTTCTCGAACGTGATCCGCACCGGGGATCATACTGACGCCATTCATCAGTTGTTCAATTACGTCACGCCGATACGGGCCTGTGTATAGGATCGGTACGTAATAATCTTCCCAATTTTCTTGTGTGTGTGGCACGTTCATCACAAAGCAGCGTATCCAAGCTCGTTTGAGTAATTCCCATCGACTAATAATCATGGCATCTACCATCGCCGCACGTCGTTCCGGGCAACTCAGGAAACGAGTGCCCGTCCAAATGTCGAATACACGAAGCGCCTCAGACTTTGACATTCCATATTTCAAGTCTTGGATGTTGCCGAAAATTTCGCCGTACACCACCCATCCGGGATGGCGCTTACAGAGACGCTTCAGCCACGGGTTGTTTTCAAATACTCTCCAGAAAAGTGTGCTCGGGTCACGCTTCCGGTAGTGGTTGCGTGACCCGATCCACAAGTCTCCTTTTTGGTAGGTCGCACGGGTATTCATCCCGTGGATTTTTTCCGTGATCTCGACTAGCGTGTTCTCTGGAATCAAAGAGCCGTATCGGAAATAGGAATCGATGTCGTACTCCGGCCCCGGCTGTGGGCGGATCAGCAATCGGGTTGCCCTGGTTGCCGCCGCCGCCCGCTCCATATGATCCTTGCTACCCGGTGCCAGGAACGTAATGCGTGATGCCCAGAACCTCCGCAAGGTCATCGTCACCTTCTTGTGCGCCCTCGTGGAACTGCCTTCAACACCAATCCCTGCGAGACAATGCCCCGGAGCTTTGTTGCCTTGATACGAAGATGACCTTTCAGCCATGCGTATTCCGGCTTGTCAGGAAGAACGTTATCAGGTGGAACATAGCAGGCTAGATCGCCGACGTTGTACTCAGATGTCCGCACAACGGCTTGATAAGCGTCGAAAACCCGCATGATACTTAACGTGTCAGCATTGGGATGCTTTTCAAGATGTTGCACTCGAAAAACTTCAACACGATGAGTGGAATTTGTTGACATTTGATCTAGGTTCCATTTGAGGATACCAGGAGATCGGAAATATGTCAACTACAGATGGTAGATTTGAATTTAGATGAAAGTTTCACCATCGTTGGTGGCGGGACGGCGATGCCGCTTGACTTCGAGATGGACGGGTTTATCTTCGGGATCAGGCCGAGACAACCAGAAGGCCATGGCACCGACTACACAAAGCATCACCAAACATCCGGTGAAAAATCCCATCCAAAAAGCGTTGTGGACCGCCAAATCATAAATTTGCTGATGGATCATTTCGCCTTTACCCAAATAACCACTGCGCTCACTGCCAATCCTCCAGCGACCCAAAAACCTATCTTTATAAGCCAGCCAAAAAGAGCTATGTAAAAGAGTGTCGTTTGAATGTGGCTCATAGATACATATACTCCTTCATACACCACCACACGGTAACCCCACTTGCCAACATTGTCACCAGCCACAATATCACAAGCACAGGCACTCCCAAGTACCACGGTATGCGCCAGCGCTTGGAACCATACGTCCCGTTTGGTAGGTGAACAGATTCGGTTAGAATAATCATTTCAGAGAACCCGCAGTCACTTCTTCAAGTAGATTGTCTAGACATGTCCACTGTTCATCGGTAAGAAGGTCTTGTGCAACATGAATTTCTTTGCTGGCAGACAACAATGCAGCAAAGAGAGCCGCTCGTTCATCTTCTGTGAAGTACCGGCAAAATCGAGACCCATGTGTTTGCACATCCGGTTTGTTTGCGCACTCGGCATCATGATTCATTGGGAACTTTCTCCAACACTTCCACCCGAACCTTATAGCACTTCCCGTGGCCCCGTTCCTCTTCGGCTTCCATGCCGTAGGGGAAACACATATTGAGCAACATGCGTTCCGGGTAGACGAACAAAAAACGTGGCGAAGTGTTTCCTGTACGTTGCTCATAAAAGCTGGTGGGTGTGTGATCGGGTGGTGAATCCAAATCCCACCAGCCCCAATAGGTACCCTCAGGATCTTCGACGACTCGAACTTTGAGAACTTCTGCCTTGTCATCGTGCATCCGCACACCAAAGGTATGTGGGTAGAAGGCCCAATAGCGAGTGCCGCTCTGTTTCGTGTTGTTCCACTCTCGTTCTAGGCAGTAGAGGACGGTTTCTTTGACTTCTGGCTTAGCCATGTTACAATCCTTCCCCAGTACAATCCGATTTCAGTGAAGACCGGCAAAATAAAAGCCCAGTTCTGTGGAGCAAAAATTCCGTGAATCGGACAAAAGAAAAATTCCCACAACATGTTCATGTTCAAATCCAACTTTGCCGAAACACCTTCAAACCCAGCGCCGTGATTAGATAGGCACCCGTGTGTATCTTGCGCAGACAGAGCCGTTTCAACCAACCCCTATCTACCATGCGCTCTGCGACCTTCCGCTCATCGCCGTGGAAGTGATATTCCGGCTCTTGCCGGATGGTGCAAATCGTGGACCACTGGAGATCAGTCATTGTTTTCTGAATCCTGATAGTAGAGCCATTCGGCTCGATCTTGTTCCTGTTTCTTTTCTGCTTCATATTGCTTCCAAAGTTCCGCTTGTCGGTATGCCCAACTTTGATCTTTCATGCTGCTTCAACCTCCTAGGGCGTCAGGCGACGGGACATATACGTAATCGTCACCGTAATCGTCACCGCCGTCACCACCATCAAAACTGCCGTCAAGCTCTGCCACGATTCCTGAAGTTCCCCGACCAAAGACACGAAGTGTTCCATTGCCAGAGCCACCAAACACCACCAGACCCAGCTTGTTCGCCTCTGAAGCTGCTTTAGACAGCCGCCGTGCAATTGAAGCGACCTTCTTGGTGTCTAAACCCAACTCGTTACATTTGTCGTCTTCGATGAACATCATTTCACCCTGGTCCTGGACTTGTCGGCGGCTTTAACGCACGCCACACACTTACCACGGCTAGTATATCGTTTCGTCGTCCCACCACACTTTTCATGCGGCTCGCCTTGGAAAAACTTACTGCCGTTTGCTTTGGCTTTTTTTCTAGCCAGCCTTCTTGCTAAATGCAAAAGGCTAGATGGGTGAGTTTTATCGTAATAGGTTTTGTTGAAGGCTTTCCTAGAGACTTTGCTCTCTGGAGTTTGCCTACGAGCTTTGGCAGCGGCTTTGACCGTTGGTCTTTTCCTATAGTCTTTGTCGTAAGCTTTCTTGGAGGCTTTGTCCTCTGGTCTTTCTCTACTAGCTTTGGCAGCGGCTCGGCCCTCTGGACTTTCTCTATAGGCTTTTGCGCAAGCCACACAACTACCACTAATAGTATACGTCGTCCCTCCACATTTATGCGGACGACCCTGATAGAACTTCTCACCGGCTGCTTTGGCTTTCTTTTTGGCTGCTTTGGTTTCCTCTCTGGCTAGGACATCCGCTTCCGTCCACCCCTTGCTATAGCCGGGTTTTGACCGTTCATAAGCTCTTCGCTTATCTTTGCGTAGCGAGTCGAAAATTCGTCTCGCTGCTTTAAATGCGTCAGTGGATCTCTTCGTCTTTTGTTTTACAACTGCTTCGGTTGTCACATACCCCGCTTTCTCATTTCTTTGGAGGTTCCATCGAAGAGTTGTCGTGCGAACTTCAAGGTGCCATTCTCTTCGCCTCCCATACCGTCACCGAAGAAATCAATGAAGAGTTGTGCCACCCGGCCCTCTTGAAGACGGGCGTAGACCGGGTAGGTGCCATCACCAAAACCAGTCGTTACACAAACGCCAAGCCCTTCGTGCCCCCGTGCATAATTGAAGCTCTTAGCGCCGTGATTCATGTCGTGAAGTTTGTCGCAAAAATCGCCCCAGTTTTTTCCGAGTGTCGAAGGCAATCCCTCTTCGTTGTGAATAACATAGCAAGGATCACCGATCCAGCACAATCCAGCGTCCACACCAAAATGACCGACCAACATCCATTCCGATTTGTCTTTCAGTAGGTCACTCATAGTCCCCGCTTTCTCAAATACTCATTCACTAACATGGTCAGAACCATGCCAACACCACGGAGCGCTTCTACGCTGTCCAGGACGACCCACGTGCGCAGCGGCCCGTTAAGGTCGCCACCTGATACATCTGGGTTCATCCGAGTCACATGAAATTGAACATCATGCATGTTCGATATGTGTCTTTTTCGAGCTATGCAGACAAGCTCTTCATAAAGGCGGCGAATCGTGGCCGGTAGCGTTGGCCCCTCGATCAGCAAGTCAGAGATGAGCGTCACCCACTTGAACGGATCGGCTGGATCTTGTCGCCGACCTTCTATCAGGACACTGAAAGAGATGGTGGGATGGCTATTTTTTGAGAATGTCCAGTCTGTCATAAATTAGATACTAACACGAATAGATGGAAGTTGTCAAGTAGATGGCAATTCGTCGGTAGTGCCCGGTAAGCCCTCTTCCATTTGATCCATCGTTAAATCGATGATTTCAAAAGGCAAATCAAGTGCCTTCAAAACTTCGGCGGGCCGCAAACTGTGATTTTCAATTTTCAATTGTCCATCGACGTAAAGGCCGATCCAATCTCCGTCTTCGGCACTTACAAGTTTGATATTCTTCATGCTGGTACTTTCGTCATTGTGAACAGAGGTGTGATCCAAGACGGAAGCATGCCTTCGCTTCGATTGAAGATGATCGCACCGCTCACCGACGTGTATTGAAATTCTTGTGCGCCACCAAGGTAGGTGACATTTTCAGCAATTTTGGACATGTATTCCTCAAACAGGCGATTCATGCTGCCACCTGTCGTGAACACATCATCCACGATCAAAAAATTGAGGCAACCCGGCGTGGCATAAACTCTCATGGCATTCGCTAACAGAATACCGCCCTGTGGCACACCAACGACTCCACCGAATTCGGGTAGTCGTTCACACAACAAGTACGCAATGCAATTCAAATCGTCAAGTGTCAAAGCATCACATTCAATTTTGAAATCGGACATCTGCCCGCTGTTCAATCGAAAGTGTCCAAGCTGAAAAAGATTACTCATGCGGAGATTTTTGACATATCACACATGTACAACTGCACACGTAGCGGGTGGTCGCTCATACATTTGAAACAGGTATGATAAGTTTCGCTTGCTGAATGATCTGACATGCCAGGACTTAAATGTCCTTCCATTTTTATACCACAATGACAGTAACCGGTGGGAATGTCGCCATAACCCAGACAGTCCGGGCAAACTTCGACTACATAGGCGTGCATAGTTCCAGGTTGATCGGACGGCTGTCTAACCCAATCCTCGGCTTCCTCACGACTGTCTGTATGTGATTCAATATCAAATCCAGTCGGAGACGCAATACCAAGCCGGTATCGAAAACTATTTTTTGGTTCCATTAAATTTTGAATCCTGTTATTTCAATGAACTTCAAGAGTTTGGAGAGCGGTGTGTGGAACAGTTCTTTCCAGCCCAGCGGCGTGTTTTGGTTGTGATAAATTTCCAACCGGCGAATTGGATTGAGCAATTCTTTGAAATCACCCGGCTTCGGTTCGTGTGTAGGACCCATTTCCGTTTTGCCACAAATGACACAAAGACGGCCCTGCGGATGCCAATCATCATGATCGTATGAATACGTGCCAGCGTAATACGACGCCGTGATGACGACACAATTATGTTTGCACTGTGATTTCAAATCAGCGATTTCTTTGATGAGAACATCACGAGCAACTTCGAGCGCCAGTTCTTTTTGACGAATCTTCTTAGCGAGAGTTTTGTAAGTCATGTTCGATTACTTCGTGTGAGTGAAATTATAGCCACTGCGACAAATAGTCGTCTTCTTCTCGTTTGAGACGGATGCCCTCTTGAATGAGACCAAACAGCCCCAAACCATACCTAGCCAAACACCAAAGATACAAGAAAGCGATGATTCCTAAAATGAGCATATCAAAATGTTACCGTCACATTCAAAACGCAGGCCGCAAGCCAGTACATGGATCGTCGCCAGTCTCCAGAAAATGCGTATCCGATGGATGCGCCAAATTGGAGCGTTATGATGACGTACACGAAGATGCGCCCAATGTTCTTCATTGAATGGAAAATAACCTCTTGCTGATGGTGGGGATAAGTTCGGCTACGTTGACCGGGCTAATTCGATCTAGTACGTCGTAGTCAGTATTCACTAATGCCCCAAATTCAACTTCAAATAGTTCACTCCCGCTCAAGTAGCGGACATAAACATAATCAACGGATTTGCTGTTGGTGACCCGGAACTTTACTCCGTCGCCCATTGATGTGATGGCCTTACCGCCCCACAGCTTGTAAGCGACTGCACCGGATTTGAATGTCAAGAGATCAGTTATTGTGTTCGTATACTTGGTTTTCATTACCTGCCTAAGGTCTTCAGATCGTCTCTAAATACATGAGAGACATTGATATGGATACAACCTCTGGAAAAGGCAGGATCTTAGAGTCGTTTCAAAATCAAAAACGATCTCCAGCGAGTCAGCTATGATCTATTTGATCTGATCTTAGCAGAGATGATTGATGCTGTCAAGCATGAGATGCAAGTTTGAAACGAATTCGTCAAGAGGCGTTCAGAGGGTATCAGAGTATCTAGGTATCTTATAGATACTAATGGTCTCTTGCGCTTACACTGTTCATTGTAGCGTGGATTTTGAATTTGTCAAGTAGGTATAGGAGAGTAGATGTCATTGCAACTTCCCGCAGGAATAGGTATAGTCCAGAACCAGCCTACGAACCTAAACTTCTTGGCAACACACCGTTTCGTAGTGCAATTCTGGCGATGCCCTGCGATTCAATACTTCGTCCAGGAGTGCAACCTGCCGGGTATCGCAATGGGCAACGCAAGCCAACCAACCCCGTTTGTAGACATACCTCGACCCGGTGATAAGGTCGTCTTTGAAGACTTCACCATGAGCTTCCCTGTTGACGAAAACATGCAAAACTACCGAGAGATCGCCAGTTGGATCGTCGCTCTTGGTTTTCCCCGTTCTTATGGACAGTATGCCGAAATTGCGGCATCGTCGGTCGGCACCACGTCGAACATCACATTGATGATCCTGGATTCTCATAACCAGCCCCAGCACACCGTCACTTTTACCGGCGCATTCCCCCATGCCCTCTCTGGGATTCAGTTTGACACGAAAGTACCTGATACGACCATTCCTATCGCCACTGCGTCTTTTAAGTATGTCTATTGGGAACTCGATTCTACGGTTGTTAATTATCAGGATCAAACCGTGATTCAGAGCGTTAACGACCCGTCCACTATCGTAACTCAAGCCGATTCTCAGTAAAGTAGACAGATTTCAAATCAATGGTATCATCATTAAAGGAAAATGCAACTAGAAGAATACCATGCAATGGTTCCTCAGGATCTTGCCATCAGAAAAGATCAGTTGAACGATGAGTCCGCCCGCACCTACCAGATTCATGACAAATTCTTGAAATATTGGCAGCACGAATTGAATGAACTGCGTCGCATGAGTCGTGGAATGAATAGCTTGGTCAAGAAAAAAACCGAGTACTATCTTGGAAAAAGCGATCCAGAAGTTTACAAAGAGAAGCCGTTCAATTTGAAAATCAAGCCAATAAAATCCGATCTAAATTTGTATCTGAACGCCGACCCGGACATACAACGGGCGCAAGAGATAATTGACGTACAAGAAACCAAGGTCACCTATCTTAGAGAAACACTCAACCAGATCAACCGACGTGGCTATGAGATTCGAGAAATCAGAGAAGACAATCAATTCAAGTTTCCTAACAACGTCGCATAAGATGTTTCATGACGATGATTATCTTGCATATCTACAAACAATTGACCCGTCCCTTTGTGCGGTCTTCATGGAACAAAACGGCAAAAGTGGTGTGTACGCCGTTGTTTCAAAGACGCTCAATAAAGGATATATTGGCATGTCCAAAGATTTAATGCGGCGCTGGCTCAGCCACTACGTGAGTATGTTGGACGGTCAACATAATGCGTCTTTGGTGCAGGCTGCACACGACCAATACGGTATTGATGATTTTGAATTTGTTGTGCTCGAATACGTCCCTTATGAACCGGGTTCGACCAAACTTCTGTTGGCTGAGCGCAAATGGAAACTTAAAACGGATGCGAATAGATTGCTCAATAATCTGGGTGATAGAGTCATGAACACATCATTACAAAACGGCAAAACAAAACAACATACGAAACTGTCTGAACAGCGTAAAGAGTATCAAGACTGGAAAAAAACGCTGGTCTGGTTAAATTAACCCGTAAATGCAGCACCTACATACTGGCAGTGTCAGAGACTCTCTATATTTCAAAGTTCGACGAAACGCATGTCTGTGTGACCGGCGACCAGGCCGCTTTGCGTGAAATGTCAGATCGTTTCGCTTACATAGTCGAGGGCGCTGCATTTATGCCTTCGGTTCAAAACCGTTATTGGGACGGAAAGAAGCGGCTGTTCGATCAGAGATCGGGTAAGTTGTATTTCGGCTTGCATCCGTATGTCAAACAGTGGTGCGACGAAAATGATTACGAATGTGTCTATGAAGATCCACTCGACGTTGAGACGGCTTTCTCTGTAACCGAATGCCAACGCATGTTTGAGGCACTTCAGTTATCTCGAACGGCGGACGAAGGTCGAGTTGATTTAGTGCCGCATGACTTTCAAGAGAGAGCTATCATTCACGCAATCCAAGCAAATCGCAGCTTGTTGCTTTCACCCACAGCATCAGGCAAATCACTCATCATTTACGTGTTGATGCGTTACTACCTTGCAAAAACCAAAGGCAAGGTTTTGATCGTGGTGCCCACCAGCAATCTTGTCAATCAAATGTTTGATGACTTCAGGGACTACGCCGACCGACTCCAATGGGACGTAGAAAAGAATTGTCATTGCCTGCACGAAGGCTCAGAGAAGACCACAGAGAAACGGGTGGTCATTTCGACGTGGCAATCGTTGGCTGTCAAGGAACGGCTCCCTAAAGATTTAAGAGCCAAGATGAGCAAGTTCCAGATCAAGGAATGGAATAAGAAGGCCGAATACATCATGGATCAAAAGTATTTTGATGATGTAGAAACTGTCTTTGGCGACGAAGCCCACTTGTTTGCAGCCGATGAACTCAGTGGTGTGATGACTAAGTTGGTCAATGCTAGATTTCGGATTGGAACAACTGGCACACTGAAAGATTGCAAAGTCAATCATATGATCCTGGAAGGTCTATTCGGGCCGGTGTACCAAACCACTACGACCCGTCAACTCATAGACGACGGCCAAGCCGCTCAGTTAGAGATCAACATTCTTCAATTACAGTACAGCGACGAAGAGCGTAAAGCGTGTAAGAAGAAGACATATCAGGAAGAAATGGATTTCCTGCAATCACACGAGCGCCGCAACAACTTCATTTGTAATTTGGCAATGTCTTTGAAGGGTAATACATTAGTCCTTTATGACAAAGTGGAGAAACACGGACAGATCATTCACCAAATGATTGCCGACCGATTAGAAAAAGATCGTAAGTTGTTTTTCATTCATGGAGAAGTGAAGCCGGATGAACGCAATAAAGTGCGTTATATTGCCGAAGGCGAAACTAACGCTATCATTGTGGGTAGTTATGGCACATACGCAATGGGTGTAAACATTCGCAACATCGACAATGTGATTTCTGTCGCAACGGGTAAGAGCAAAATTCGCTTGTTCCAATCAATTGGCCGTGGTCTGCGCCTGTCGTCTCGCAAGACAAAAATGCGCTGGTACGATATTAGTGACGACCTTTCCGTTTGGAACAAAGCACACACAGAAGTGCATGATAACTATTCATTGCACCATTTGGAAGAACGAATTGCGTATTATGCGCAAGAGAGTTTTGATTACAAAAAATACAAAATAGAGTTAACAGATCATGAATAAACAAGTAGAAGAAGAAGCACCCGAGTCGATTCGGATAGAACCAGAGCCAGAAGCCACTTACGAATATCGTTTCCTGAAGCTCACTAACGGTGATGACATTCTTTGTCAAGTTCCGGTCATTCAAGTGATGCAGGAAATGCTTTTGGTTCGGTATCCATTGAAAGTCTCAACAATGTTCGACCCGTCCTCTGAAGAAGCCATTTATCTATTCACACCGTGGGTGCCCTTTACATCCCAAGAATTGATTACGATCAACAAGCTGACCATCGTGACTTACACGACAGTTCGGGACATGGTGAAGAACATCTATGAACAGAAAATTGAATCCATGAAGAAGCAATCCTTACAGGCAGTTTCGCTTCCAAATCATCCCTCGTCTGACGTAGATCCAGTTATCGACCCGGATGTGGATGAAGATGCGGTGCCGGGTCCGGTGAAGAAGCCGTGGCTGAACTGATGATTCATCGAAAGAAGGCGTTATAGACGATTGGGAACCCGATGATGAAGGTGAGGACCACACCAACGGCTAGAATAGCCCAAACGATTACCACACTGAATATCAGTCGGAAGATGCTGGCGATCATTCCACCCAAAGTCAAGGTAGATGACCGGAACAGTAGCAATCCGATTACCAAACCAATCAGTAAGAGGAACATGGTTTACCTGTGACGCAATCGCATTCCTCATTCACCCACACAGAGCAGTCACTAGCACATGAGGCAATGCTATTTGATGCTTCGGACACGGACCTGATCGAAACGCCCACAGACATCGTGAATTGATCTGGATGCAGTTCTTTGTTCTTTCTAACTCTCGCAGCTACTTGACCGTGTGTCATAGTGCCCTCCGCTTTCGTGCTAAGTAGTCTGCCAACTCAATATCACCGACCGTAAGTCTGGCTACTTTCCGTGTCCTGTCAAAAACCGCCCGGTTACCATTCAAGCCGTATTGACAAAGTTGCGGAATTAAAGTCTTATACTCGCTCCGGTTCTCAGGATGTATATCTCGGTGGTAATAAACAGCAGTACGGACATGCTGTAGATGAGCAGCTTCAATTTCACTAACACGAAACAAACTGCCTGCTCCCTCAATATTTGCCACACGATCAAATGCAGTCTGAGCCTCCACATACTCTTTTTGAGTCATCAATTCAGGTTCTTGGTAGTCGCTCATAGTTCCTCAATCCTGTTCGTATGCCCCGTCAGGGTCATCATGGTTTCATTGTATCACAGATGGAACTATTTGTCAAGTAGATGCATCTAAATAAAGTCTGCGTCTGCATCAACTTGACAGAATCGAAAGATGTAGTCTAATGGTACTGGGGCAAACACCCTACACATCGAATACTCCGCACACGTCGCTGTTTTAATTTTTGTTTTGGCCTGTGGCCGGAGAAAGGATGGAAGCACCAAAAACCGAATCACCAAAAACCAAAGTTCACTATGTCGAAAATCGTGCTCTCTACGAAGCACTTGTAGAGTGGCAGAAACATATCCGAAGCAACACCCGGAAGAAGCTCCCCAGACCCCCTCTCCCCGATTTCGTCGCTGAATGCATGGTCAAGATGGCCAATCGGCTTTCTCAAAAGGCCGGGTTCGTCAACTACACCTATCGTGAGGACATGATCGGCGATAGTTTGGAAAGTTGCCTACGGTACATTCATAATTTCGACCCGGCAAAGAGCACCAATGCTTTCGCTTACATTACGCAGATCATCCACAATGCTTTCATCCGTCGAATTCAGAAGGAACAAAAGCAGCTTTACGTCAAAATGAAGATTATCGATCAATCTAATTTTGTGGATTCTTATGAAAGACAGGATGGCGACGGCACAAATTACAACAATAGCTATGTCACTTATCTCCAGGAAAATAAAGGTGACATTATTACAAAATTCGAGAATTGGAAAGAAGGCAAGAAACAAAGAGCGAACGCCAAAAAATCAGCGGCGACAATCGACAATTTGTTTGAAGACAATGGTAAAGGTGTGGCCGTCGCAACCAAGCCGGTGAAGAAAACCAAAAGAAAGAAGTAAAACGTGAAACACGACTATGTAAGCAAGTCGAATGCTGCCGGGTACCTCTGGCAATGTAGTAAGTGTTCGAGAACAAGTCCCTATCCGAGTCAAGTTGATGACAGTGATTGTCCCGGAGCGCCTTGTCTCTGCGTATACAAACAAAATTTGTGTCAATTACACGGAAAGAAGAAATCATGAAGAAACGGAAAGAAATCACTGCGGAAAACATCAAGAAGGTCACTAAAGCTGCTCAATCAAAGGCACAACAGGAAGCAGCCGAAAAAGCTAAAAAAGAGAAACTACAGGACGCTGAGAATGATCGTTGGCTAAAAACAACCTTTTTAGACGAAGTGATAGACAATGCTCTTACTAGAATTATATGTAAAGCCGAGCAATGTAAGTCCTCTACCACCTACGTTGTCGGGTACAATAATGCAGGCTCAACTGTAGCTCCATTGTTGGTTAATGCTCTGCGACAAAAAGGATTTAAAGCTGTCGCTAAACAAGAATCTTACCCGTCTTATGCCGGATGCGCTGATAATGGGTATGTAAATGCCCATGATGCTGGTTTTAGACATTGGGTGGAGATTTCCTGGTAATGGGTTGGTGTAGCGGTACCGATATTTTTGATGTGGTAGTCGGTGCCCTTTTGGATAAGAAAACCACAAAAGAGGGAGTTATTTCCTCTCTGATCGTGGCTCTAGAAGGCCATGATTGGGACTGTCAAGGCGACAGTGAATATTTTGAACATCCTGTGGTGCGCAAGGCAATGAAGGCCCTTCATCCCGAATGGTATAAAGATGAATAGAAAGGAAAATGAAAATTTGCTTACTGACTGACACACATTTTGGCTGGAAAAACGATTCTCTCGTTTTCGACGATTACTTCAAGCGGTTCTTTAACGAAGTATTCTTCCCTACCTTGGAAGAGCGCCGCATCAAAACGGTTGTTCATTTAGGCGATCTGTTCGACCGGCGAAAGTACATCAACTTTCACATCTTACATCGTTGTCGAATGGACATTTTAAACAGATTGGAAGCTATGGGTATCACGATGCATGTGACTATCGGCAATCACGATACCTATTTTCGTGATTCCAATAACGTCAATTCCGTGACGGAGCTTTGTCAAGGCTACCCGAACCTCAAGATTTACGAAGAGCCGGAAGAGATCACCTTGGGGAGCCTACGCATTCTCTTGCTGCCGTGGATGAACCCTATGAATACTGCGCCGACGCTGAGTATAGTGAAGGCAAGCAAGGCCCCGGTGGTCATGGGCCACCTGGAGATTGCCGGTTTCAACTACGACCGCTCAGTCGTCTGCGAACACGGATTGGACAGGAAGCTCTTCAAGAAATTCAAGAAAGTCTTCAGTGGGCATTTTCATACACAATCGATGGACGGCGGCATTCATTTTCTCGGATCGCCCTATGAGATGACCTTCGCTGATACCGGCGACCCTCGGGGATTTCACATTTTCGACACAGAGACATTGGAACTCGAATTCATACCCAATCCAAATCGGATGTTTCATAAAATCGTTTATGACGACCGAGATTCGGCAACTCATATGGTAATGCTGTCTCAAGACTTCAATCATCTGGAAAAGACGCAAGTCAAGATCAACGTGGCACACAAGACCGACCCGTATCTTTACGACCGCTGGCTGTCTAGGATCGAAGGAGTTAACCCGGACACACTGCAAATCATCGAAAGCTTTTCACTGGGTGTAGATGAAGAAGTAGATGACCAATTTGGAGATTTTGAGAAAGGAGAGGTTGTTTTGACGGACACATTGCAAGTATTAAACAGCTATGTGGACGCAATGACCATTGATCTTGACAAAAATCGAATGCGTGAGATCATGAAGATGCTGTATTTAACGGCCACTAGGGTCAATTGATAACGAAAGCCCAACATCGAAAACTTTGCCAAAGGATAAACGTAGTTTGGTTGAGATAATGTCATTTTCAGTGAAACCGGGTTGGACGATAGTCGATACTGATTACAGTCAATTGATCCCTTATCCCAAGAAATCAGAAAAGCCAGTTGAAATTGACGACGACCTAAGTTGGCTGATCGAGGATGAAGATGCCAGTATTTGAACGTAGTTGTCCTGCAATGACGCCCCGTGCCGATGTATACAAAGTCATCGACGGCGAGCGGGAGTATCAACAAACCCTCCCTCCCAACCGCAGCGAAGACCCTACTCGTCGTCGCACTGTGGCGGAATATTTGACCATGATGGATCATTATGTCCGTCATGCTCAAGACGCTTGGACTATGCGAGCCGGGATTGAGTATCCATTGAACGACATGCGCAAGATCGCTGCACTGGCGGTTCGGTGCATGGAAGAGTGGGGAGCGTTGCCTAGAACTCCAGTGGGGAGCGAGCCGGAGCTTACTTTCGCTGAAGCACTGAGCACAATAAATAATCCAAATTTTTGCATGGAGCCGTAAAATGAACAGCACAGAATACGTAGCCGGTTTCCTTTTTGACTCGTACCTTGAATACGTCGTTTTGATCCGCAAGGAAAAACCAGCTTGGCAGAAAGGCAAGCTGAACGGTGTAGGCGGCAAGATCGAAGAAGGTGAGACACCGGCACAAGCGATGCGACGTGAGTTCTTGGAAGAGACCGGAATGGACGTGGAGCACTGGAATCAATACGTCACTTTGACGGGTGAAGGTTTCACGGTCCATTTCTTCCATGCCCGTTCGCATGATCTGTTTCTTGTGAAGTCCACAACGGACGAAACGGTACGGGTGTATGAAATTGAAAATTTGAGCCGTCTTCAGACGATTCCAAATCTTCAATGGCTCATTCCGATGGCAATGACAATGGGAAGCGAATCCGCAGCGGCATTCGTAGTGACGGAGCAAAAGGCAGCATGAAAATACCAATAAAACTGAACAAAGAGAAAATGGAGCGCTTTAATACGCTCGTGGCTCAATTGATTGAGGAAGGCTTTGACTTGGGGTTGAACAATCAACAACAAACTGCAACGCTCTATCTGAATAACACGTCATCGATGTACTCGCTCAATCTGCACTCTAACGGTACGTGGACGCTAGAGTAATGGGTTACCTGCCTTTGGAAAGTGACGAACCATGCGGGCATGAGCACTGGGAAGTGTGTCGTTGTGTTTGTCATGAAGATGGCGGGTTGGCGGCGGTTCATTGTGTTCCGTGCTGTGTATTGTGCCTGAGTTGTGGACGGAACATTGTTCGATAAATGGAACTATACTGGCTGTACATTCCGTTACATGTCATGAGCATAGATGGCAAAACTACTTACATCTATCATGACGGAAAGTATTTTAAAGATTATGCAGAATGGTCTCGTTATTATGACAGCCGGGGACAATTAAGAAGTGATCCTATTCAAAAGTGCTAGTTGGAAAAATTTTCTTGCTTCTGGGAATATTCCAACCGTAATCAAACTCGATCAGGCTTCGACCACGTTGGTCTTGGGTGTCAATGGCAGCGGCAAGAGCACACTCCTGGACGCCATTTGCTTTGGCCTGTACAAGAAGCCATTCCGTAAAATCAAGCTTGAACAGATCGTTAACACGATCAACAATGCCGATTGCGAAGTCGTCGTTGAATTTGAGATCGGTACAAAGCAATACAAGGTCACTCGTACCTTAAAGCCAGCCGCAATGGAACTTCTGATCGACGGGAAGCCCCGCCCTCAAGAAGCCGCTACCAAAGACGATCAAGCATTCCTGGAACAGGACATCCTAAAGGTCGATTACGACTCTTTCACACAAGTTGTGATTCTCGGAAACGCAAAATACCTACCCTTCATGCAACTTCCGGCTGGTAAGCGCCGGGAGTTTATAGAAACCATTCTGGACATCGGTGTATTCTCCACGATGAATGAAATTCTCAAAGAGAAAATGGATGATGTCAAAGATGATCTGAAAACGAATGGAACGTCTGTCATCTCGATCAAAGAGCAAATCGCCCTCATCCAAGGGTTCATTGCCAAGTTGGAAGCCGAACAGAAGAAAGCAGCCCAAGAAACTGAAAATCAAATCACGGAATTACAAGTTCAAATCGAAGAACGGGTGACGGCAACCGACGCTCTCAAACTAGAATTGGTTTCTCTTCAAGCAACCGTCCAGGAATCGGTCATTGTTGAAGAAGATCGGGATGCCCATCAAAAAGAAAAACAAGACATTATGGCGGCAGTTCAGACCGATGTAAAGCTCTTGGATGCCGACAAGAAAAAGATCAAATCCGATATTGAAAAAGCCAACAAGGTTCTTTCTTTTTATAACAATACGTTAGTGTGTGATACATGCGGGCAAGAGATCAATGCATCGCACCGCACTGGTATTATTTCATCAACACAAACTGAAATTGATGACTATGAAAAAAAGATTGAAAAATTGGATACTGACCGCATCCGAATAATTGAAAATGGCAAACAGTCATGTAAGAACATCGATGAGAAGCTTGCGACTTTAACACCCCGGTTGGAAGAAGCTGCAAAGCAGAAGAAAGACTTGGAAAAGTTGCGCATGACTCTCTCTGAGAGAGCAAACGAGAAGAAAAATCTTGAAACCCGTATCGATATGTGCCGCCAGCTACTTGAACGCAAACCAAGTGGAAATATCGAAGAACAGACCAAAAAACTGACTGATAGCCATGCCAAGCTAGTTCGTCTGGAAGGCCAAAAGAAAGAACATCTGGAGACGCAGCAATTCTACATAGCCGCTGGCGTGATGCTCAAGGATTCGGGCATCAAGGCAGCGATCATCCGACAATACCTACCGGCCATCAACAAACTTGTCAACAAGTACTTGGCCGCACTTGATTTCTTCGTGTCCTTCTCTCTCGACGAGAGTTTTGATGAAACTTTCAAAGCCCGTCACCGGGATACTCTTCAGTACAATAGTTTTAGTCAGGGAGAAAAACTTCGCATCGACTTGGCGCTTCTGTTCGCATGGCGTGAGATTGCCCGTCAGAAGAACTCCTGTGCAACCAATTTGCTTATTCTGGACGAAGTAATCGACGGGTCAATGGACGCCAATGGCACCGACCTGTTCATCAAATTATTGAATGATAACTTGCAAGGATCAAATGTTTTCGTCATCTCGCATAAGAACGATGCTGCGCTAGATAAGTTTCGGGCTACACTCAGGTTCGCCCGAGACAAGAACTTTTCCAAGTTGATTGAGGAACTATGAGTCACCCGGCCAACACTCAGTACGCACCACACGATTGTGGAGATACAAGTTGCGAGTACTGCGCTCACAACGATGAGACGTACACGACAATTGTTAAAGACATACAACGGGAGATCGACCGTGACATCATTCGGAGTCTTATCAAGGAAATGGAACAAGAAAACGACACATTGGAGTGGTTAATAGATGAGTAAAATAATACGATACACCGTTATTAAAGCTGATACAGTAGAGGAATTGATTACAGCCGTGAACGATTTCATCAACGAAGAAGGCGAAGCATGGCAGGCGTCTGGGAACATGACGACCAATCCCTATGGCTCCAAATTTTTCCAGACACTTTACAGGGACATCTAAATGAAAAACGTTTTGAAATTTTTGTTGATATTGACGACTATCCACATTGGATATTACCTATACTATCTTTCCGGTTTGCACTGGTACACCTTGTTGGGATTATTGCTTGGACCAACGCTCACTTTTGCCGTTCTGATATATTTTTTTGGCCGAGAGGCAATAAATGAGTAAGAAAAAGGTTCTTGAAATCGTACCAGAGCCGATTGTCGATTCACGTCACGATAAGAAGTACCGGCCATCGCTCAAAAAACATCTTGCCTTGGTTGAGAAGTGGAGCGACGTGAGTGCTAAAGCTGCCGCTGGGTATCCCGAACAAGTCACAGCCGAACAGCAAGAGCTTTACAATCAAGCCGTTCGATTGGCTGAAGAATGCAGAGAAGTTTATGACCAAATTATTGCCATGAACTTGTATCCGGCCCCACAGCATCCTTTGATTCCTGTTTTGGATTTGAGTTGATGAAATATCAGATTTTTGAGGGAGACAACAAAATTGTTCTCCAAAAACTTATCGAAGATGGCGTGCAAGTAGACGCAGTTGTGACCGATCCGCCTTATGGACTTCGATTCATGAATCGAAAATGGGATTACGATGTCCCATCAGTTGAGTTTTGGGAATTGGTTTTGAAAATTTTGAAACCGGGTGGTCATGTACTTTCATTTGGTGGGACTCGCACCTACCATCGAATGGTGGTCAATTTGGAAGACGCCGGATTTGAAATTCGTGACCAAATCGTTTGGATGTATGGAAGTGGTTTCCCCAAGTCAATGAACATAGGAAAATCTATTGATAAGGCAGCGGGTGTTGAACGTAAAATTGTAGGGTTCGATGAAACACGATTTAGGGCTAATCGCACATATGAAGGCGGCGCAAAACATGAGGAGAGTGTTGAAGCTGTATACGTCGGACACGGCTTTGATCGTCGGGATAACGGAGCAACAATAACCACACCGGCCACACCTGAAGCTATTCAATGGCAAGGATGGGGCACCGCACTCAAGCCAGCTATCGAACCCATCGTACTTGCACGAAAGCCGCTTGAAGAACCAACTGTTGCTGCTAACGTCCTGAAGCACGGAACTGGTGGGATCAATATTGATGAATGTCGAGTTAAAACAACCGACAAGCTGGGTGGTGGAGCAACTTCCAGTGACAAAGCTGTCATTGCAATAGAAGGCTTCGACAGGCCGTGGATGCATGACGAAACCAAGCTCAAAGAACATCAAGAAAAGATGCGCAAGAATGTCGTAAAAGCAGAGTCGTTGGGCCGATTCCCAGCCAACGTGATCTTGGACGAAGAAGCCGGGGAGATGTTGGACGAACAGACAGGAATTTCAACTTCGCCAACAAAGCCCGTTAAACAAGGTGGCCAAAAGAGTGTGGGTGGAATCATGAATAATGTCGGCGGGCCACGGCATGGGTTTGGTACAGGTTTTGGTGATTCTGGTGGTGCATCCCGCTTCTTCTACTGTGCCAAAGCGTCAAAGAAAGACCGTCGTGGGTCAAAACATCCAACCATCAAACCACTTGCCCTTATGCGCTACCTTTGCCGCTTGATTACACCACCCGGTGGAACCGTACTCGATCCCTTTGCCGGATCAGGAACAACCGGCGAAGCTGCCGCTTTAGAGGGCTTCCAGTCGATCCTTATTGAAAGGGAAGCTGAGTACATCCCTGACATTGAGAAACGCTTAGGAACGACGCCTGAAGCACCAAAGGCATCTTTAGACGACCTATTTGAAGAGAACTAATGAGGAACATGGAAGTACTAATAACAGAAGAAACCCGTAATGAGCTATTGGAATTTTTGTCTGGACGCAATATGACCGATATTTTTCAACCGGCAGACTTGGCCGATCTCATCCACCAAAATGTGTATCGTGTAACGATTGAAGAAGCTTAATGAAGTATCAAATTTTTGAAGGAGACAACAAAGTTGTTCTCCAAAAGTTAATTGAAGAGTGGCACCGTTAGCTATGGTAACAAGGCAGGTGGATATTCGTATGCTGGTTCTGAATATGAAGTTGATGGATTCGTGAAGTCTTGTAAACCTCAAGCACCCAGTAATTATGGTGATTCTGGCGGCGCATCCCGTTTCTACTACTGTGCCAAAGCGTCAAAGAAAGAACGTCGTGGTAGCAAGCATCCAACAGTAAAACCGCTTGCGCTTATGCGCTATCTTTGCCGGTTGATTACACCACCCGGTGGAATCATACTAGATCCTTTTGCTGGATCAGGCACGACCGGAGAAGCAGCTTTGTTAGAAGGCTTTGAACCCCTGCTTATTGAATTGGAATCTCAGTACGTGCAGGACATAAAAAGTCGTTTAAATGAAGTTGAGAGTAGCGAAAGAGATTTGTTGGCTGATGTATTTGAGGCAAAAATATGAGTTGTACGAGTTGTGATTGTTCAGCGGAAGCAGTATGTGACCATTGTGTGCCCCGTAGAAATCGAGTAGACAAGATGTCTTCTGGCGAATATGCCATCCGAGAAGCCGTACAAGAAGTTGAGGCAATGGGAGCCGACGTGCGCCTGACCCAAGCTGTGATCCTGTTGGGAGAAGCCAAGGACAAAGTTGCTGATTTCGTGGACGGAATACCCGGTTCTGATGTTCAAACATTTACGAATTGCGTCACGGTGCCTGAAGGTTCACTATTCTCGAATTGTGTTTTTTATCGTAATGAAGACGATGAAGACAACGATACCAGCGTCAAAGGTGATACTTTATCAAATCTTGTCTGCGCCGTCATTGCTCTGAGTCTTGCCACTGCAATTGGAATGGTAGTGGGAATCATCATCGGCGCAATTATAGGAAACTGAGGAATTTGTTGCCTACATACGTACAGGAAGGATTCCATTGGTTGAGAGCGTGGAATGGGTGAATGATGGATACGTTAAAACAAAAAATTTTACAACGCACAGCTAATGTTGCTGTGATCGGCGGCGGCTACGTTGGTTTACCTTTAGCCGTTGAATTTGGTAAGGTAGGATTTCAGGTTACTATTTTTGACATTGATGAATCGAAAGTTCTCAATATCAAATCTGGTAAAAGCTATATTCCAGATGTGCCGACAGAAGATGTTCGAGATTTGGTAGCTACAGAAAAACTCACAGCATCAACTACATTTGAAAAATTGGATGACATGGACGTAGTTATAATCTGTGTGCCGACGCCACTCAAGAAAACAAAAGATCCAGATATTCAATACATCGTTATGGCCTGTGAATCGATTGCAGATCATCTCCACGCCCCGATGCTAATCTCTCTTGAATCTTCAACTTTTCCTGGAACTACTGATGAGTTAATGCTTCCGATGTTTACAGTTAAAGGTTTTGAGGTAGGGAAGGATTTCTTCCTGTGTTTTTCACCGGAACGTGTCGATCCGGGTAATAAAGATTTTCACACCAAGAATATTCCAAAGGTGATCGGCGGCATTACTCCAACATGCACACAGATTGGTCAACTGTTTTATGAGACTGCAATTGAAACTGTCATTCCGGTTCAGGGTACACGAACGGCTGAAATGGTAAAGCTGCTTGAGAACACCTTTCGCATGATAAACATCGGAATGATAAATGAACTTGCTATCATGTGTGATCGCATGAAAATCAATATTTGGGACGTGATCGATGCAGCAAAAACAAAACCGTTCGGCTTTATGCCTTTCTATCCCGGAATCGGTGTGGGTGGGCATTGTATCCCTATTGATCCTTTTTACCTCTCATGGAAGTCAAAACAGTACGGATGCGATCCCCGTTTTATTGAACTTGCTGGCGTTATTAATGCACAAATGCCTCACTATGTTGTCCAGAAGGTTCAAAACGCTCTCAACGACCGAGGAAAGGCAATAAAGGGTTCACACATTCATGTTTCAGGTGTAGCCTACAAAAAGGACATTGACGACGTGCGGGAATCGCCTGCTGTCGATATGATCCATCTCTTGATCGATAAGGGAGCGGATCTTACATACTACGACCCGTACATTCCGAATTTCCGGGTGAATGGCTATTCACTGACTAGCCAAAATTTAGAGTGGGAAAGTGAAGGTCGGATTTATTGTCAATACGAAATATCGGATTGTGTGGTGATCGGTGCAGATCATTCTTGTGTTGACTATCAGAAACTTCTAGAAAAGTCTCATCTTGTGATAGATCCTCTAAACGCTTTGAAAAGATTCAACAGTTCCAAAATAATTCGATAATTGACAAATTCCAAAATTGTGCGATTATAGGTCATGCCCAAGAAAAGACGGTGTATTCTCTGTAGAAAGATGACAGAGAACTGGCAGCGTATCAATGGCAGTCAATGGCACTGCTACGATGGCTGCTATTCGACTACGGGAAAAGACCAGCGAACTGTAGATGGGACTCCGTTGTGGAAGGGCGGCAAGTTGGCAGGCGATAATTGGTGTGCAGCATAGGTGTCTGAAGAACTTTACACCAGAGAACACTTCCTGAAAGAAGCTACGACGTTCTGAAAGAAGACGTATTGCAGGCGGCAACAATAAGTCTAGAGGTAATATGATTTGGTTGGGAAGATTGCAAGGCGAAATCAAGATCGATCCGAAGAACTCATTAATGGCGCATTGGTTTCGGTGCTTTATCAAGTGGGTTCGGTGGTAGATGGCTTACCATAAAGCCCACATTGAAAAAGGTCAACTAGGATTTTCTAGCAAAATCCAAGAAGAGTTGGACGAACTGAAAGACGCCGAGAAATAAAGAGCACGCATTTTGATGTTGTGTGAAGTGGCCGATCTAATTGGAGCCATCGAAATGTATATGAAAGGACAGTTTCCCGGCTTCACGCTGGAAGACGCCATTCAAATGGCACGGATGACCCAATCTGAATTTGAAGAAGGTAAACGATGATAAACGAAGATCGCATTGATTATGTAAAGATTGGACGGGCGCAGACCTACTATCGAGCCGTTGGCTACAAGAACATCGACGTGCCGTGGATGGCGTCGTTCAAGGCTGTCATGGCCACGATGCCGCCAGGACGGTCGGTGTTTCAGACTCCTGCCGGTTGTCTCGTGGGATCGGGTGAACAGGGATTCATTGATCTGATCCTCAAAGGCGAGTTGCAGCCAGGGCGCTACCAATGCACCACTCCGTGCTTCCGTGACGAACCCGAATACAATGAACTGACACGGATTTCGTTTTTCAAAACAGAACTTATCTGGTACATGCCCGAAGATGCCCGTGCAGCGTTTGAAGAAATACTGAACACGGCACTCGCATGCTTCTTTGAAGTGTCTGATGCAACCACGTTTGAAGGCGTTCAGACCGATGAAGGCATGGACATCTATTTCAACGGCATCGAACTAGGTTCCTATGGTGTCCGCAAGATGGACAGCCATATCTGGGCCTACGGAACCGGCTTGGCCGAACCACGCTTCTCTATTGCAATGCGGAAACAGCATCAATTGGCAGCGATCAGTCTGACTACGACACAGCCCGACGCTATTCAACCCGTGGAATCTCATCCCACTTCAACGGAGCCGGATACTTCCACTTCTTTAACTGAACAAGCTCCTGCATAAGCGCATCGAAGTTTTCGGGCTTGTTGCCGATAGTATAGTTTATCGTCTTGCCCGCATTCTTGCCGTATTCAGGGGTGTAGGTGTAGGTCATTGACTTTGGATCAACGACGTATCCGTTTTTAGTGTAGAACTTAACGGGATCGGCCCACTTCTCTTTGAGTACTTCAAGTTTTTTGAGACGAGCTTCCACTCTCTTGGGAGGCGCTTCGTCTTGCTTGCGAATGTCCGATTCCAATTTCCGGTGGAACCGTTCCATCGCATGCTTGGCATCTTCGACGTGATATTGTGTCCATCTCAGGCGTTCTAAGAAATTTTGCCGGATCGCACGCTCACGGGCAAGCTCTTCTTCTGGCGTGTGATCTTTGGCGTTCCAAAGCTGATTTCCGTAGGGATGAAATTCGTCATCAGTGAAAGTATGTGGAATCGGTCCCCACCATGCGGATTCAAACCGGGTCAGATCGTTCATGTAAACTCGAACCGGGCAGTCACCGTCAACGTCTTTACCAAACTTCACTTCGGCTAAATGCTCGACCATCTCCCAAAACTTTGCGAACTCTTTGGGATCGGGTGATGTCCACCCGGACGTGACGACCGGACGCTTTTTCGGATGAAGCGCATCATGCTTGCCTTCTTTATAGGCGGCTTCTAACGCTTCGGCTAAGGTTTGCGCACCTAGCGGTTCTGGCTCCACGCCAAGCCAACCACAGCGGCGCATGAAATCCTTGGCCTTCCTTTTCCACGATGCCTTTGACATAGATGTACCTTTCACAAGCATTATACTAACAGATACAACTGTTTGTCAAGAATGGCCTGTCAAGTAGCTGAGATTTGACAGATAGAAAGTCCGTGATACATTGAGATCAGTCGCAAAGGGAGCGGCGATAATTTGTCCAAACAAGAAAAACTACAAATGGCCAAGGACGTAAGAAGAACCGCCTGTTGGAATTGCCAGAAGGGGAACACCGATGTTTGCAAAAACCCCGCAGCATGTCAGGCACATCTTGATAGAGCAGCCGCATTAAACGCTGAAGCAGCGCTCGTACAGGCAGCATAGCCAAATTTTTTGACCGCCTATGGTCGCATGATCTACCGGATATCACCAGATCATTAAGATACAAAGGGGTTTCTGTCAGTTGACCATCTGTGGTCAGTTGACCATAGATCATCACAGATCATCACAATTGTGGCACTAAATCATCTAGATACGAAGGGGTTTTTGTAAACACTGGAATGTCAAAATCGACCTTCCAGGGCTTCTCCACAATTTGCGCCGTATGTACTTTTTTCGTGGTTCGGTGGGTATAAGATACAGTCTTTTCTTCGACGACCCGCCTTATAACACGGCCCCGCTTGAATGCTGTTTGCTGTTTAGCCCAGTTCACGCCTTTTGCGTGTAACAATTCATGTTTTGTAGCAGATGCCACACCCATCAGTTCTTTGTGGGTGTAGTGGCACGACGCCAGCATGTTGAGAGAATTTCGAGTTGCGTCGTTTTGCCTCCACTGAAAATAACGCAAAACGTCATTTCTGTCTGAGATGATGAATATTCGGCTATCGAAATGACCGGGGCGAATAATCTCCCCTATCGAGATGCTATCTCTCCATGCCAAATTGAAAGTGGCCGTAAAAATGCTAGAACTGACAGAAGTAATCTTCTGAATGTTGCCGTTGAACCACATTTCGCTATCGTCTTTGTCGAAGTCGGTCAGAAGGAATGAGTATTCGTCACTCTGCCCATATGCGAATTGGCAACCCATCATCTCAGAGCAAAGCGAGAGAGCGGCAGCATCCAAAGCGTTGGCCAGCCGCTCTGAGTACGGTTTTTCCAATCGGCGGGTGAATGTATGAAACGCTTTTCCGTCGATTCTCAGAATTGCGTAAGTGCGCTGTGGAAGCATGGCACGAAAAACATTCTCGTACTTTGTTTTCAGACGATTACCAAGTTTGTCGATCATAGATTACCCGTAGCTTCACTCTATCACTTTTTGTTGAGAGATGCAACTAGATCATCTTTTAGTTGCATCTGCCTTGACAGGTATGGTAAAACGGGTATGGTAGTCGAAACACTATTCTAAAGGAAGATAAGACCATGAAAGCTCTACAACACGAAGCTCCGATCACCAGCAATTTTGTTAGCGTTGTTGAAACACAACGTTTGCTGACGCTGGAAGCGGAACAAAGAACTTTAGTCGAGAGGATGCGTCAGATTCAAGCTGAGTCGGATGCCTTATTCACCAGCCTACGAGCCAGGATTGCTCCACAGTTTTTTTCAGGAGAAGTCCCCACCACTTCCCAAAAACATCAGCCTGACAATCCCCGCCCCATCAGTCATAAATTGGCGATCTCTGCGGGTCGAGCCATAGTTGTCGGGATAAGGGAAGGGTTGACGCCGGAGCAGTCACGGGAAGCGGCCCTGAATGCGGCAACCAGAGTTGCCAAAAAATACGGGATGGACGCACTTCCCGATTTGGTTGTCAGTTCGATTGACAAGAAAATCCGAGTCCGATACAACCTTTTCGGTCAAGCCGAATTGACCGGTGGGAATGCTAGTTAGTTTAGTTCTCGTGGGTATTTGGCGGTCGGTAGCATCGAAATAACGTTCACATCTAGTTCCAACGAACGTATGTGAATTTCGATCCTTGTGATAGCATCAGAAACCTCCACAAGGCTGGTCGCCATCTTCCAAGCAAAAAGAGTCGGTCCCTGGAGATCATTTACTAGGGATGCAACAAGGAACGGAACGGCTCCACCGTAGTCCACTGTTGCTTCATCAATCAATTGCCGAAGGGCTTTGATTTCATTGAGCCAGAGAATCGTGATTCCTTCTGGTGGCAAAACCAAGTGCTCAAATTGTGCACGGATTTCGCTTTCGTAATTATGCAACAAACGCATTAGTCTCCAAAACGGGGTTAGGGTCGTAAGATAGCTGACAAGATGGCCACCGACAATTACTAGGGTAGTACTACCTTGGTACTATTGTCAACTGTTTGGTCAATTTTTTATGAAAATTTTTTTTAGGTGGCGTGTTTTTGACTAGCAACCGCTGCTATCGCCCGGTGCCAGCCGCACTTGAATTCGTATAGAGACGGATCGAGTTCGTAGTGGCCAGTCTGTGAAGCTCCGCAAGCGGCGCAATAGTTCGGTGTGACTTGAACACCATGCCCACCAACGCCCACATCAACGTATTCGGCGATGTCTTCATATGGCTCTTCACAGAACGGACAGGTAGACGCAGTATTGACACAATTCTCAAGCAATCTATCACGAAACTTGATGTATATGTAGTCGGCGTAGATACGATTCTCCATCACTCATCATTATACCATCTACTCAAAATGGTTGACATAGACGTATCTTAATGCGATGATAGAGATGCGTGTTCTCTCCAGTAAATATCGAAGCCAAGAACCATTTGGCCCGTCTTCTTGCCACTGAGAACATCTACATCCGTCACAAGAAAGTCAAGACAGCATCGTTCGAGACGGTCTCCCGAGTCCTCACATTTCCAATTTGGAAAGAGATGTCCGATGAGGTTTACACGATGCTGGCGGGCCACGAAGTTGGCCACGCACTCTGGACTGATCGTGTCCGCCTTGATGTAACGGCGAAGCGGATTGACCCAAAGAACATCCACATAGCCGCCGCCTACGTCAACATCGTCGAAGATGCCCGCATTGAACGTCTCATCAAGGCGCTCTACCCCGGCCTCCGAATAATCTTTGACGTGGCCTATGAAGATTTGTTCAATCGCTTTAACATGGGGAAGCATAGTAAGCACATGTGTTTCATTGACCGGGCCAATTTGCATTTCAAAGTCGGTCGGCATGTCAATCTTGAATTCACGGATGTTGAAAAGGCGTTTTTGAAACGCATGGAAGAAACGGTCACGTTTAGCGACGTGATTGATCTTACAAAAGAAATCTACGAATATGCCAGATCAATCAACGATCATCCAGACCCTATTGAGTTGTCAGAGGAACTGATTGAGGAATTGGCCAAACAACAGAAATCGAACCCATCTCAAGACGAAGATGAAGAAGATGAGGACGAAGGTGACGGCCCAGTGATCGAGATCCCGATTAATAACGAAGATGAGGGTGAAGGTCAAGGCGAAGAGAACGAAGAGAGTGAAGACAAGTCGAAAGAGTCACCCAAGCCGGGAAAAGACGGCAAGAAAGAAGAGAAAGAGCCGGGTGAAGACGGAAAAGACGGCCCCGAAGACACCAAGAACGGCAAAGGTTCATCCAAGGCCGATAAGGAATCGGGTTCTGGTGATGAAGACGACAAAGAATCGACCGGCGACGATGACGGCGAGTGCAAGGACAGCAAAAAAGATGGTAAGGACAAAAAGCCATCCAAAAAGGCCACGTCTTCAACCAGCAAGAAGAAAACCAAGCCAGTGCCACCCGGCCCACCACCAGCGCCCACCACGCAACAAAAGTTCGATGAAGAAATTACAAAACTGAACGATGAAAAAGCCGAAGAAATCGTTTACGTGACGCTGCCCAAACCAAACTTGTCCAAGATCATCGAAGATTACCCGTCTGTGCATGAGCGAATTCGTAGTCATTTTGTACCTAGAGAGGAAAAAGGAAAAATCGAAAATCCCTTTGAACAAGCTGAACGGGAACTAGCTGAATTTCGTCGGATCAATAACGACAAGATCAACTACATCTTCACGCAATTCGAGATGAAAAAGCAGGCCGATCAATACAAGCGTACTAAAATACACAAAACTGGGTCACTGGACACACTTCGGCTGCACGCCTATAAGTACGAAGAAGACCTTTTCAAAAGCATCTCCACGGTCGCTGATGCCAAAAATCATGCACTCTTGTTCATCATCGATTGGTCGGGTTCGATGTCATCTTCAATGGCCGGAACGATTGAGCAGTTAATCAGTCTTACGCTGTTTTGTCGCAAGGCTCAAATTCCCTTTGAAGTCTACTCGCTCACGACAGGGACTACTCATTTCAAAGCGTTTGAAGAAAAGCCAGGGAATTTGAAGTACTCACAGAACTTCAAGATGCGCTGCTACCTCTCATCCCGCATGAATCAAAATCAATATTATGCTGCATGCGTGAATCTGTTCGCCCTCATGCCAAAGGGAGTTTACCAAGGCGGCGCAGTTGGTGACAGTCTTATTGGCTGCACTCCACTTGATGAAGCTGTTACCACTGCCATTGATCTAATTAAAGAGTTGAGGAACCGAACCAAAGCTCAAATCGTCAATGCAATATTTCTGACGGACGGTGGCGCTAACACGGTGAGCGAATACATCGACGAAAATGGGCGGACTAAACGCATGCACGGCAAGAATCGCTATGTTGTTGAGGATCAGCTTACCAGAAAGCACTATGAATTTTCTAATAGCGATGATGAAATGACGCCTGTAATGCTTGAAATTTTGCGTGATCGTCAGAACATCAATGTGGTCGGTTTCTATGTCACTCAGCGATTGGGTTATGCCCTCATGCTCAATCTCAATGAAGATGACGACATTAAGACAATGGAAAAGCAGTTCGATCAAGACGGCTATGTCGTTTGCTCAAATTGGGGCTTCAACGAACTATACATTTTGAAAGGCGGCGAAAACCTGCGAATCAAGGAAGTTTCATTGGAACCGAAACGAAACGGGGTTAAGGTCGAACCGGGAACACCTGAATTTCTGAAGTTAGCAACCGAAAATCTTGCTAAGCGTGGATGGGCCACTCGCAAGCAACGATTGATGCTTGATAGGTTCGTGAAGCTTATTGCTTGACTAATCCACAGATGTCAGTTATACTTGAATGGAGAGATGACCTTTCAAGTAGATGAGAAGAAGAAGTTTGTTACCATCCTTCGCAATGTGATTGGCGAAGTAGATGTGATAACTCGCCCTCAGATCATAGACTTGGTACAGAACCATGGGGCACCAGACCCAATATGGCTCTGGAAGAGCACCGAGCACAAAGTAGGAAAGGGCGTTTACAGAATTCCACCGCAGCTTTACATGGCCGACAAACCATCGAAGATCGATACATCTGTTGAAGACGTAGGAAAGCACGAATGGAGTGATGACGACATCACATTCGATGAAAATTACGTCGCTCAAGTTCCCCTCGAAGATCCGCTCTACGAGCCGTTCGGCAACTACTTTGATATTGAAACCATTACCAAAAGCGGAAAATTCTTTCCGTATTGGGTTTCTGGACTAAGCGGGAACGGCAAAACAACCTCCATCGAACAAGCTCATGCCCGGAACAAGAAGCCTCTCGTGTTCATCCCGATCACTAGAGAAGCAGATGAAGACGCTTTACTGGGCGGCTTGCGCATGCGAAACGGCTCTACCGTGCCGTTTTTTGGACCCGTCACCCAAGCTGCGATATTGGGTTGCACGGCTCTCTTGGATGAAACAGACATGGGTGATGAAAAGCTCATGTGCCTTCAGAACGCCCTGCAAAATCGTCCGTTCCTCATCAAGCGCATTGGCAAGGTCATTCACCCCCAGCCCGGATTCAACATCGTAGCAACCGCCAACACCAAAGGCCGGGGTTCCGACGATGGCCGTTTCATCGGAGCGAACATCATGAACGATTCGTCTCTGGAACGCTACATCTGTGTGTTTGAGCAAGATTACCCAGAAGAAGCTGTCGAACGCAAGATCCTCAACAAGGTTTTGGAGTCGCTTGACCATTCTGGCGTAAAAGATTTGCAGTTTGTTGAACGCCTCATCAAGTGGGCCGGTAAAGTACGAGAAACCTACAATGTGGGCGGCATCGGCGAAGTGATTACTACCCGCCGTTTGGTTCATATTTGCCGTGCTTACGATATGTTTGGTCAAAACCGAAAAAAGGCCATCGACAAGTGCATTGCTAGGTTCACTATCGATGTAAAGCTCTCATTTTCTGATTTCTACAGGCTGATTGATGCAGAAGTTGAGAAAAAAGACAAAGATATAGAACGTGCAAACCGAGCCACAGCTTCTGGGTACGACCCTGAAGTGCCATTTTAGACATGCATAACATCATCACTTTCCGAAAAGACGAAACATTTGTTCCTACGATCCGAAACAACGCTTTCAAAGAGCATAAGCCTCTTTTGTTGACGGAGTTGCAATTTCCAAAATCTATCTCGCCGGAGGCTTCGGCCTCAATGCATTGCTGGTGCACGACTGTAATTGGATGTGAGGAATTTGTCAACTACAAACGGCCTGTGAGCCATCGCCAAGATGCGGAATTGACCCGTCAACCAAAACCGAAGACCCGAAAAGCGGACATCGTTATGGTTGGGCATGTGGTCAATGGCTTGGTGTTTAACTGGGCAGTACATGGTCGAGGCCGAAGTTGTTACGGAATAGATTATCAAAACAATACGCTTGGCGGGTGGACCATCGACGAACTTGCTCAAATCTCCAAAGATTATCACGAAGGTCGCTTGAGCCTCCCGATTCTAGGAAACGACTAATTATGCCGTCCAGGTATCACACCGACTTTGAATACTCGGAAAAAGAAATGGCATTGATCGCCTATTTTGGCTATACGAACATTGCCGACCGGGTTTCGGCTAACTCAATCTACCGTATGATGATGGAAAAAGCCTTCATTACAGACGACCGTTCTACGGCGGCTGAATCTATCCGGCGATGTTTGATTGCCTTAGAAGAAGGCGAAATCTACCGGATGACGGACGAATGGGACCGCTTGATTGTCTTGCCTATCAAAAGTTGACAAATTTAAGAGATATGATAACCTATCAATAGATCACATTTTGGTCTATTGAAAGGATAATGAACGAAACAAGCGAATACTCAGCAAAAGAACAACCTGCCCCCACCGCAAATAACCATCCGGCAGTCTGGGATTTAGTCTTAAAAGACATCCACGACAGAGATCAGATGGGTCTGGAAAAATACAAAACACGCCTTCAGCCCTTCAATGGAAGGGATGTTATGACCGACTTGTACCAGGAACTTTTAGATGCAGTTGTTTACATGCGCCAAGCTCTATATGAGCGAGATGGTCGCTAAGGATTAAAAATATCATGAAACTCAGCAGTGAAACGTTTAGCATTTTGAAGAATTTTTCCACGATTAACAAGGGAATTCTTTTGACCCCCGGCAGCAATTTAGAGTCTCGTACCAAGGCGATCTTTGCGCAGGCAACCATCAAAGAAGATTTCCCCCTTGAAGTGGGAATTTACGACTTGGCTGGTTTTCTCGGTATAGTGTCTCTCTTCGGGCCAGATGCCGAATTTGACTTTAAGGCAGAATACTTGCGGATTGCTGAGCAGGATGGCAAGTCTGAAATGACGTATTACTACGCCGGAGCCGGTTTGGTCGGCCTCACGTCCAAACGCAAGAAGCTGGAAATACCCTCTCAGACGATTGATTTCGTTCTCACGGAAGAGCAATGGTCCAAGGTTCAAAAGGCAGCAAGCGTTCTTCAGAAACCCGAACTCAAGATCACCAGCGATGGTAAAGTGGTTCGGATTCACACAGAGAATCATAAGCAGCCCTCCAGCAACGTCTTTTCTGCTGTGATGGAAGCTGAGCCACACGGAAACAAGTGCAAAATGGTTTTCGATCTGAACAATATGAAAATCATGAAGGGCAGCTATTCTGTCACGATCACCGAGCATTACACTAAGTTCAAGAACACTTCCGGCTACGATTTGACCTATTTGATTGGTGCAGAGCCAACCACGTCCACTTTTGGAACGGGCGAATAAACATGGAGCCGATTAAGAGCGAATCACAGTTAACCCCGTTTGAGATTGAATTGCGAAGTTTGATCCGGCAAGTGGTGACTGAAGAAATCGCAAACGTGCTGCCAGAATTGACAGCCGTAGTAATAACTGCTGTTAACAGTCGTTTGAAAAATCTATAATGGTCGGAAACACATCAGTTGCTCACGTATTGTGGGTTGAGAAGTACCGCCCGCACAGAGTTGCGGACTGCATCTTACCACAAAGTATCAAGGTGACATTTGAAGAAATTGTAAAACAAGGCATTGTGCCTAATATGATTCTCGCCGGTAAAGCTGGTGGTGGAAAAACCACTGCCGCTCTTGCCATTTGCGATGAATTGGATCTCGATTGGCTACTCATTAATGCGTCAGAGAATGGGAATATCGATACGTTGCGGACTGAGATCCGTGAGTTCGCTTCCACCCGATCCTTTGATGGAGCACGCCGGGTTGTAGTGTTGGATGAAGCGGATCATTTGAATCCGAATTCTACCCAGCCTGCCTTGCGTTCGTTCATAGAAGAGTTCGCTTCCAATGTGTCATTCATTTTCACTTGCAATAATTTGGCGAAGATTATTACCCCGTTGCATTCACGGGCTTCGATTATTGAGTATGCTTACGCCGCCGATGAAACCCCCGCACTGGTGGGTCAATTCTACAAGCGGCTGAAGATGATTCTCGATACGGAAAAAATTGGTTACGATCTCGAAACGATCAAAAAGACGTTAGGGATGCTTATTCTGAAGTTCTGGCCAGACATGCGCAGAACGATCAATGAGCTACAGCGCTACTCGCTGACCGGAACCATCGATGATGGAATCCTGGAACAGGTTCAGGACGCACCGCTACAAGAACTGATTGAAGCCGTCAAGAAAGACGATTTCAAGAAGATGCGGGCGTGGTGTGCCGTTCACGCCGATGCGGATTCAATCAAGGTCATCCGAAAGGTCTATGATTCACTTTACGATCTTTTTGAGCCAGATTCGATTCCTGGTATCGTTTTGTTGTGTGGCGAGTATCAATATAAAGCCGCTTTTGCGCAGGATCAGGAAATGCATTTGTGCGCTTCCTAACTGAAGTGATGATGCAGTCGGAAGTGAAAAAATGAGTTTGAAACGCAAGCCGCATCGTTCTTGTCAGCGATGGCAAGCCGCTCGATTCTTGCGTTTCATTATAGTTTGAAGAACGTAAGCCAGACGATTCTTGCCAGCAATGGCAAGCCACACCTCTTCTTGCGTTCTTCAAAAAGAGAAAGGAAATTGAAATTAAAAAACGGAATAACAACCAAGGTTGAAAACGAAACCCCGAAAGTTATGACCGCTGGGCAGGGTAGGATCAACGATGAAGTGTAACGGAATTTACAAGCGGCATAAATGGAAGAACAACAATGGTGTGATCTCTTGTCATCGTTGCCCGTGGGAGCGTAACCCAAACGCTTCTCCAAAAGTCAAGTTGTGGCGACGCTCAAAGGGCTTCCACGCTGCAATGGTAGGTACAGCAATGGTAGGTACACAGGAAGTGCCGGAGTTAAAAAATGAAGAAACTACAAACTAAAATATTCTTTCCACCACCTAATGTCGAACAGATGGTAACGGATCTCAACAAGGAAAATAGCCTTGGCTGGCGATTCATTCATGCGATTCAAACTCAAGCCGGAATCATTTTCATGCTGGAACGAACCACAGATGAAGACGTGGACGCAACCGACGTAGAGGCTTACGAGAAGGCTAAGAAAGAGGCCGAACTGATAGCTCAATTCGGGCCGGGGCCACTGCTACCAAAAGTCGTTAGCGACGAAGGCACCACTCGTAGGATTTAATATGCCCAAACAAAAAGAAAAAGTTATCGAAGAACAGTATCTCCACATCGGCAATAGTGGAGCCACGTTCACTGTGATTGACGACGGCTACGGGCCGACCATCAAAGTGTCGTCTAGCAGCTTCGGTAATATGAGCAACGAATTCCGTTTGCATGTCAAGAAGTCCAACCTTGTCGAATTGGGCAAGATGTTTCTCGCAGCGTCCGGGTACGCCTTCAGCAAAGAATATTGCAACGCCACTGAAGAATCGCAACACTGTCGTGGTCTTTACTACGGCGAAGAGAACTGGCACGTCATGAAGGACGGCAAGTATCTCCGACTATGGTTGCTGGTCGAAGACGCCAATGGTCAAGTGTCTGCGACTTTCGGAACGCACATCAAAGAGGCCGTCGAAATTGTCAAGGATTGGTGTCGTGGTAATGGTCAGGAACCTGAAATCGTCAAGGAACCCGTTTGGGAAGACGAGCCCAATCGGGCCACTCAGTACACTCTTGAGAACGCCCGCTATTGCGTTTCTAAGCTGCCGGGTACGTCTATCGTGCCGGTGGCCGGAATGGAATACTTGGTTGAAGAGAACTTGGTAACTCCGTAGATGGCCGATCTAGGCGAATACCTCACATCCATCAACCAAACCAAACAGAACATCATGCGGGATTCCGATGATCCCAAGGCGGTCTCCGCTTATCCCGCCTTCCTGGTACGCCGGTTGTTGAGTTATCACAAGGACTGTATTTTGTGGGTCAACGAGATCAATTGTCTCCCGGATCTTGAAAACCAGCTTCAATATGAATTCTTGCTGCATGCTATTCCCAAAGGCAAACGCTTCGCCAAGCTACACAAAACGGCTACGTCCAAGAACCTGGAGCTTGTGAAGCAATGTTACGGGTACTCCGACTCAAAGGCTATGGCAGTTATTGGACTACTCACTGAAGAAGACTTCGCAAAAATGGAGCGATCATTGGATGTGGGTGGTCTGAGAGAGCCTTCCTGATTTAATTGCGACGACTAAATAGCAGCGTGAAGCTGCAATGGAAAACGAACTGATTGAGATAATCCTCCCCCGTCCAGATATGTTTTTGGTCATCAAAGAAACTTTGACTAGGATTGGCATCCCAAACAAAGAGAACACGAAGCTCTTTCAAACGTGTCATATTCTGTGCAAACGCAAGAAGTATCATATCGTTCACTTTAAGCAAATGTTCCTGTTGGACGGCAAATCCACCACGATCAGTGCGACCGATGTTGCACGTCGAAACTCGATCATCAACTACCTATTGGGACTAAAATTTTTCACGCTGGCTTCGGGTGCTACGAAGGTAGAACCGTTTCTGGCACGCAACGCCGGGTCGGACGATTTCACCATCATCTCGCATGATGACCGCAAGAAATGGGATCTTGTTGCGAAATACACGATTGGCTCATCTAAAAACAAACAAGCTGTATCTACTGCCTCATCTACTCAGAGTTGACATTTCAGGTAGTTGCGGTAACCTGGATACATGAAGTTCACTTGTAACGATGTCGAATACCGCATCGTCTTCGCTCACCCAACCAAGACAGAGATCGTGCCCAGCAAGTGGGATCGCAAAATCACCAAGCGGTACACGATGGTTTGGATCTTCACAGGCGAACGTGGCACACCCAACGAAATCGTAGTCACAACCGCCGTCACACCATTGGTGTCATTTGACCACTTTTGCTACGATACTCAACGAAAGATGGCCCTTCGTGCGGCCCTAGACTTGCCAGTATTTCGGCGTGAATTTCGTATCGCCGCATGGAAGGCATACCATGAGCGTCCGGGTGGACTCTACCAAAAGAAAAAAGATGAAAATGTCTTGACATCCTCATCTATCCAGAGATAGGATCTCATCTAGGAGAAACTTCCACATGTACGTTGAATGTGATGCTTGTCAAGGGACTGGAGAAATTTGCGGTCATCTGCGATCAGCCCGAACACGATTGCACTTGCGACGGGCCTGACTACACTACCTGCCTGGAATGCGACGGTACAGGCGGCGTAATCGATGACGCCTTGGCCGGAACCTGTTCGCACTGCGGCGGCGAACTCGACGATGTCCAACTTTGCCACGGTGAAGATTGCGATCTGGACGAAGACGACTTCGACGAAGAAGACGAACAAGATGAAGAAGACGTTCACGATGGAGTCGGTGAGTTGAGAGACTTCTTACGATGAGAGCATCAGCGTCCAAATCTACATTGAAGCCCTGGACCGGAATGCGCCAACTTTGCATGAGCGCATTTCATAATCTGGAACAAGTTGAAACGCAGTTAGCGCCCGTTCGAGTGGCAGTCACTATAAGCCGTGCCACAACTCTTCCCGGAGCTACTGAAGCCCGGTAGGATCGTCGCTGATGCTCTCTTGGTGGTCGTAAAGCAATCGGAGCACTATCGCAATGCTTGGATTGAACTGGACGAAGCGACTTTCGGAATACCAAGAAGCTCTTCGGAACTTGCCAGAATGATGCTACCACAATTAGACGCTTACGATTGGGACGAAGTTTTTGGTGAAGGAAGCGGTGGAAATTGTACCGCAATTCAACCACATCGTTGTCCCACTGACACCGAAACTTCAATCAACACATTTGGGCGTGACGATGTTGCCCTTGTGAGCAACCAGAGTGAAGGTGAAAACGATGAAAGGGATTGGATTGTCTGGGGACAACTAAAAGACGGTCGATGGTTCGTGGCCCGTGGTGGCTGCACCGGCTGGGATTGTCATGCCAGCAATAGCGGAGACGTGGCTTCCAGCGAAGCCGATATCATTCGATTTGGCATGTCCGAAGACGAACGAGAACGATTTGGCTTGACACTAGACTAATGAATTTGATTTACAACTCCTATGTCAGAACGATGGTCAGGTAAATTATGACCGAGTAGCTAAATAGTGCAATGATCTATGTTGACCTAGACGGCGTTCTCGCCGATCACGATAAGCACTATCACGATTTGACTGGCGGCAATGCCAGAACAGAGAAGGGGAAGGTGCGTCGTGACGCATTGGCTCCATATCCCCATTTCTTTAGGGACATCCCTTTGATGCCTGGAGCAATGCAGTTGTGGCATTTTGTTGCTCCACACAATCCCTCGATTCTCACTGCCAAATCAAATTTTGCGAAGTTCAGCGGACCCGACAAAAGAGAATGGTCGAAAGAACATTTTGGACTGACTGGCACCAGAGTTGTGGTCGTTGACTATCCACAAGACAAAAAGAACTATGCTAAGCCCGGAAACATCCTGATTGACGACCGGGCCGACAACTGTGAAGAGTGGCGCAAAGCAGGCGGTGTTGCAATTGAATATCACAACGCAGGTGCAGCCATTGCACAGCTACAAAAGATCCTTCATGACGATGACGCCACGAAGAAGTTTTCTGAGTTTATCCAAAAATAATCTGATTCAAAGACGGCAGCGTCTTCACCCAAATCGGAGCGCCCGGTTTCGATGGGGTTTCGTTGACGTGGAAGGATACCTGGAAGACCGGGTTGTGAAGCCAATACATTTTGAACACTGACATGCTCAAATAACCGGAGCACGGCGGCAAAGAGATTGGCGTCCACGAGATCACATATTCATTGCCGGTGACATCTTGTGCCATCTCTGTCACAAGATCAAACATGTCGCACGCATGGCAGTTTTTGAAGTCTGAACATAGAGCGCCGGTTGTCTTGTACAGAAACTTCTCATCGTTCCAGGGAACAAGGCTCTCGAACATGTCTACCTGTGGATCGTAATGGACTAGGATAGATTCCATACCCACTATTTATGTGGCCACCCCACCACATATTATGCTGCGACCGTTCAAACGCCAAATACCTTCGCATTCTGGTCCGCATTTGTGTATTACTATTCTGTGATTTTGAAGGACACAAATAAGGAATATAGCCCCAATGTGATGCGCCAACTTGTTTCCGCCACTCTTTGTATTTTTTGGTAATTTGGTATGGAGTCTTATAATAAAATCCCAACCAAAATTCGATACAACAATCGGGAATTAGAGAATGCTTCCCGAATCGAGTGTGCCACTTTATCAACTCTTTTTTCGAGTGTTTTTGTTTACTGTGTGACAAGCACCGGCCCATCCTTCGTTAGACACAGTGTATGCTCATAGTGAGCAGTTCGACCCCCATCCACCGTTGTGACGGTCCAGCCGTCGTCAAGTGTTTTGGGAGTTCCGCTTAATTCACAAATGATCGGCTCAATCGTGATTACCATTCCTTCCAACAAAATATCTTTATTGCATTCTTCCATGTAGTGATTTGGGACGAACGGCGATTCGTGAATGGTCTTTCCGACGCCATGTCCTCCGAATCCTTCCATCACACTGAACTTGTAATCTTTGGCAACGCCTTCAACCACCCGACCAATGTCATTGGTAGGAACGCCGGGTTTCACTGCCTTAAGCGCTTCGTGGAAGGCCCAGAATGCACACTCTCTCAACCTGAAATCTGTTGTCGAACACTGTTCCGGCTCAATCAAAAGTGTCACAGCGGCATCGGTGTAGTAGCCTTGCCGATCCGCAACGATGTCCAGTTTGAGAAGATCACCGGCCATTAGGATTCGAGTTTTTGATGGAATCCCGTGTAAAGCTTCTTCGTTTATTGAAATGCAAAAGTCTCCAGGGAAGTTGTAGACCTTTGGGGGAGCCGCTTCTGAGCCGTGCTCCGCAAGGGCAGCAACGCCGATTCGATTCAACTCCCAAGTGGAGACTCCGGGCTTCGCCGCTTTGGTCATTGCGTTCAATGCAGCCCGGATCGCCTTGCCCGATTTGAGAAGGCGTTTCATTTCTTTTTTCGTTTCAACTATCATTGGTTAGATACATCTACTATCTCGTTAAGAAAAGAGATGTCATCTCACATTGTATCACACAAGATGAAAGTCGCAACGATGCTCCACAGAGAGCTTTGCAATCTAAAGCTGCCTAGTGTCCTTCTTTGAAACTTTGCCCATCTACTTGACAACCGACCCTGTAAAGTTGTAGGCTGTAGATATGAATAACGGGTGGAAGGCTTTTGCTTGGGTGCTTGCCGCATATTTCATTTTTTTCGGCAAGTCCCATCTTCACGCTTTCGTTTTCATTCTTTGCGTTTTCATCGGCGCAGGTATCATTTCACTCTTTGCACATTTGATGATGAACAGCGTCACCGCCGAACAAGATTTTCAGCGCCGGATGAGGGTCACCGATACCGAGCTTTTTGCTGCGTTGGTTGAATCGTTGCGACTTAGGCAAGAGAAGTTAAATAATGAGTTGCGTGAGAAACAACGGGAAGCGTATGAGCGGATGGGCCGAACCCAAACCCCATTCCGCCAACCACAACCAGTTTTCAAATCGTCCGCCGAACGGAAGATCCACGCTCTACTCAAACTAGCGGAGCGACCCGGCACACTCGAAGAAGGTACAGCCGCCCGTGCGCAGGCCGTCAGACTGGCACAGAAACACGGAGTTCCTATTAGCGGACAAAGATACCCACTACCAAGATCATGAAAAATTACTTCATTCACATACTGGCTCTTGCCGTGTTGTGTGAAGTGTGTCATGCGTACACCGAAATGGTGTTGAACGAAATGGATACAGATTTCAAACTTGCTGTTAAGACCTATTACAAAATAATGCGGGCACATTGCCATAGTGGACCCACCTCTTTTCCGCTAACAGTCGGAATCACAATTGATAAAACGCCTGCAAAAGGCTAATTGGTCAGAAGAAGCTTTTGAATCGCCCCAATATTCTGTTGGTACTGTGTCTGGGCAAACTGAATGAGTTTTTGGATGTTGACTGGATTGGTGTCATCTAAACTCTCATTAATGCCAGCCGGAATCACTCCCTGAATGCGTAGGTAGTTGGCGTCTCCCAATACATACTGAGCCTGATAGTCAGCATAGCCCATTTCACCTGTCATAAAAAGATTAGTAATGGCTGTGGCCCACTTCAACAACCCGCCGTTTTGGGGAACTGATTTTAATGTCGTGTATCCTGTGCCAATTGAAAGCATTTTTATTGGCTCATCGTTCCAAAGTTTGTAGCCTTCTGCCAGGGCGCACATTGCTGGATTGTTTGCGAAGAGACCCCCGTCAACCATTCCATCCTTACTTGGAAAATATGTGGGCGCAGCGGAGGAACACCGAGCCGCATAGGAAAGTTTTACGGTTGGATCGGTATCGCTTTTGAAAAATCTTGGACAACCGCATTTCACATGTAGCGAAGGTATCAACATGAACGGCGGCTCGGTACCGATCAATTCATCACCCAAATACTTGTCCAAAACGCTCTCAATTCCGGTTGCTGGATACTTGCTGTCGATCAGGCCAAATATGTCAAGGACACTGCGATGCCAGCCCCGATTGAAGATGGTTTTGGCTTCGCTCTGGTAGATGTTGAGAATGTCTTTCGCCGGGACGCCTTTCTTCAAACAGGCAATCAAAATGGCTCCGGTTGACGTGCCAGCCAGCATGTCGAATAGCTGTGCAATGGGTTTGCCGGATTCAGCTTCGATTGCGGCAAGAATAGTGCAGGGCACTACACCACGCTCCCCGCCGCCATCTATGCTCAAAATTCTGCGCACGTCGCTTCACCCTCAAAGTTTCATCTTCCATATTTAGTATTTTCATCTAACTTGACATACCATCTCTGATGGGCTATCCTATAGGTAATGGCTTCACAACGTCTCTCTCCCAAACAGCGGGCAATGCATGTCGCCGTCGCTAAAGATGTCCTCAAGTTGATGCATTCTTTTGAAGAAGTAGAAAAAGGTGCGTTTCTCGAATTCCACGATCCAAAATTCAAAGCAGCACCAGAGTATGGAGCAAATTCAACTCCTTATTGTGGAGATGCCGTCCGCCTTCAAAAGGCGATTCCAAAAATCGCTAAGCACTGCACCGTCTGTGCCAAGGGCGCAATGGTGTTGGCCCACATACATCTCTACGATGGTATGGCGTACTTGCCGAGTAATCAAGAAACTGACACAGTGGCATGGGAATACTTTGGATTGCAAGCCAACTTGATCGAAAGTGCTTTTGAAATGTCTGAGATGTGCACAAACCAGACAGCGGAAAAATGCATCATCTTCGGTAGGCAATACGAAGATGATCCGAGAGCACGGCTCCGGGCAATCATGCGGAATGTCATCGTCAACGGTGGTAGGTTCGTTCCGACTGATTTGAAAAACAAAGGACCAAAACCCAGGAGCTAAGTAGCAAACATGTGGTGGTTATACGTTCTTGGCTATATCGTATGGGTCGTTGTTGGCGCTGTCAGTCTGATGAAATGGACTGAACGGGAATGCAAAGCTGGTGGTGGCTCGTGTGAGCCTCCTCCCTGTCGCTGGTGGCATTGGCCTGTGGGACTGGGATTTTTCTTGTTGCTTACCGTTCTCATCATATTGTCAGAATTGTGCTGTGCATGGATATGGCTTTTGTCTTTCGGCATGATTGACCTGGATTTCTAGTGAGATTTGTAGAGCCAATTTTTCCACTGATTGAAGCCTACATTCGGGGTGATGTGAGCATAAACTATTATGCAGCCATCGAAGCCTTGACTAAGATCAAGGACCCATTGAACTGGATTGACGAACCCGGCACGATTTTAGAAGAAACGGTTGCTGAATTCGTCAAGGTATACAAAGTTTGGACAGATGCCGACTTTAAAACCGATTTTGGAATGGAAGACGTAGATTTTTACGCCATGCGAAACCGAATCAAACGCATGATTCAAGACTACCCTGAAGTTGAGGCCGATCCTTTGGGATGGTTAGATGATGACTAAAAACGAATTATCAGACAAGTACCTAAGCCAAAGCGAGATACACACCATTGACGAACACAAAGCCGGTACGATCACGGTGTACTATCGCATGCTTAAAGGCAATTCGATGGGCGCATGGGAACAAGCGGGTGTACTGAAAGAATTGATTGAAGACGCAGCGCCCGCAAAGGTCGAACTTATCGATTCCCTTCCCGCCCGTTTGATCTAAATTTGACAGATTAGAGATCGGGTGTATCCTACAGTTAGAGATTCTATCTCATGAAGGTTTACCTCCGAATCAAAATGTTCAACCACAAACTCAAGAAGCAGATCAAAAATCAACTTGCCGACTTAGAAGCAACGTTGCGTACTAACGCCGCAGAACTCGATAATCGAGTCATTGAATTTCTTGTAAAAGATTTCGGCAATCGAATTGGAAAACGCTTGGACAGGGTAGAGATGCTCACCGGACAAACTGCGCTAGGTGACAGCCTAGCACTAGTTGACAGCTTAGCACTAGACCTGACGCCCTCGCTTCCCCGTCGCCTTGACACTTTGGATACAAGAGTCAATTTGGTCTCATCTCAATCCAAAGACTTAGCATCTCAATCCAAAACCTTAGAGGCTCGGGTGCTTGAGCTTGAGGACGCCGATATAAATCAAGACACACTCATTGCTTACACCAACAAGGTCACTCTCGAACTACGTTCCTATTTCGATGGATTGAACACCACTGTTAATACGAATTACGATCTCTTGAACAAAAGACTCGACACATTGTCACACAACGGCTTCGACAACAATCAATTGGTAAGGGCGCTGACCGATCAAATGGTGGCCCTTACCGAACACTTGAAAATCGAATTTGAACGGGACATATCTGCTGGCAGCGGGTCAGCATTGGAAGAAGGGGACTCATTGGATTGGGGTTTGACCAAGTTAATTGTCAAGAAGATCAAGCCGACTCCGAAGCCGAAGTCCAAGGCTGTGAAGAAGCCTGCCACAAAGAAACCTGGAGCCAGTGTGATTCTTGGTGGCAAAAAGTGGAAAGTTCCGGCAGCAAAGACCCGGCTTGAATCGACGACGCAGGCCGTCAAGAAGGTAGTGGCAAAAAAGAAGAAGTAGCCAGATACGGCCCATGCATAAAAAATTTCTCATCAACGATTGCGTCTTCTGCACTGGTGCTCTCCGCTTGGCCATCCCGACCATAGTTCTAGTGTTTGTCATGATCGGTTTCACGTCGAGTTGGGTGGCAGCATTCTTTTTCTTTATGGTCGCTTTGACTGCTTTCATAATCTCTTCGGTCTTATCCATGGTTGGCAGAGGCCACAAATGAACGAACTGGTATGAAAATTGAAATTGGCGACGAACATGCTAGGCGACCTTGACAAGTAGATACATCTACTGATATAATGGTTTTGTGAATAAGCTACTGTTAGCGAAGGCCATTGAAGTATTAGGCCGACTGGACACTAAACCGGTCTTAGATCCGGTTTCGATTGCGCCTGTCATCGAACTACCCATGATCGAAGATTCCCGTAAGTCCAAACGTGTCCTTTCAACACATCCCGCAGAAAGACGTAAACGGCAACGCCGTCATAAGTCATGACCTGGACCGATATCAACGATCCTACGGGCTACCAGCGCCGCAAAGAAGAGCGGCGAGTGCGCTACGCCAAATACGTCCATGGCTGGAAAGAGATCCCCTGCACCGCCTGTAATGGCTCCGGCTACTACGACAATAACGGATCACCAAAGTGTGGCTCGTGCGACGGCACCGGCACAGAGAAAGTCTCACCAGCCCAATACAAAATTCACATGGAGATCGAACGTCGCTGCAAAGCCCAAGAAGAGAGATGGAAAATCCTACCTAGTTGACAGATGGCATCTCTGTGATACCATATTCATTAGAGATGCCTATTTTGAAAACCCTCATCGTCTCCTTTCATGATTGAAGAGCGCAAGCCCACCCATTCTTGCCAGCAATGGCAAGCCCAGTCTTTCTTTATCGTTGCGGCGCTGATTGCGTTCTTGGTTGCGTTCTTCAAAACCACTTAATGCCTTGGCCTAGATCAGAAGTTGATTGTGAATTTGAATCCGACACAGACATCAACGACTGTTTCACGGACGAAACCAACCCAGATTACTTTGGGTACAATCCTACTCACGATAATGCAGGAATCGACGCCAATCCGTATTTGCATGCGAACAAAGGCCACAACCAATACACTCACACGTGGGTAGATTCTGCCGACAATCTAGAACCGACTCGTGAATACGATTTGATTGCTGATGACAAGAACGTAATTGAACTACACTTCCTGATCGAAGGCGAATGGCAGTGATAATTGAGCAGTGATAATTGAACTGTTATATATAAAATTATGAAAGCCATTATTCTTGCTTTGCTCTTTTCAGCCGGATGCGCATTTTCGTTTGAGAAACCACCCGCCGCCACACCACCTGCCGCTTCGACACCGACACCGGAGATTACACCCCCCGAGGAAACAACACCCGGCGCAGACCTTCCCGCCGAGATGGTGATCGATTTTTGGAAGAGTGTCGTCATGGAAAAAGACGCTAAAAATTGCTCTCATGACAGCGATGCAAGATTTCAAAGATGCCGTTGGAAATAGAAAAAGCCGCCCAGAAAAATATGATCGATTCTTGCAAAGAACAAGGCGAATCTCTATTCACAAACGATGATGGCGACCTGTTTTGTAAGGTTCCTCCAAAGAAGGATGTTCCTCCAAATCAACAAATGTCTGTCAATCGCCTGCCCACTAAATAATCATGAATGAAGGTGATTTTTTCGAGTTTCGGATCTCACCCAAGCTTTTTACACCCCTGGAGCTTTTCTTTGTGGTGTCATCGTGAAGGGAATGTCTTCACTCATAAAACTCACCGGATCGGGCTACTTGCCCATTGAGGAAAATTCCTATGGACCCTATCACTGCCGCTCTTTTCTGCTTTCGCCGAATTCAACAAATTTCTTTGCACTCCGGCTGGCCAAAAGCTCGCAAACCGACTCACTTGAAGTCATCACCAACCTATTGAAAGACATTCACAGTCACATCCAACCAAAAGTGGTTTCCTACGCCCACCCCCGGCACCAGTTTCCAGCGAAGTAATTGGGAGTTAAGAGAAGTGTTTTTATAAGGAAACGGGAGTTAAGTAGATACATCTACTTAACTTGACCATTTTCATGCATCTAAGATACAATGAGATCATCTACAAGATGAAAGATGAAGATGAAGAGATATCCTCAAGACGAACAACCGACACCAGAGACGATTGAATTTTTTGACGTGGTTTGCAGAGTCACCATCAGAATTGAAACGACTTGAACAACTCGTTGAACAAATTCGCAGCAATCCCGGTCTAATGCCGTCTCCTCCAAAAAAAGGCATCCGCAGCCAGCCGCCTTCCAAGGAAGACAGCGCCACGCAAGGCACGCATATAAACTACGCTGATATTTTTCGCCCATCGCTCTGCCTTCGAGCGGAGAGCGGCAAACAGGGACATCGATTTTGAGAAACAAGCCTAATCCGCTCAGTGACTTTCCCAGTCAATTTATACGTCAACCGTCGTTCGCAGGCATTCGCTACCACGACGAAGGAATGGAGCCAAACCAATACGACAAAAACCGGCTCAACGGGATTTTTGGAACCAGCATCACTAAACGATGGAAACCCGACCTTACTGATCTGCTAGAGAATACGCCGGAGCCTGAACGCCGCCCACTATCCAAGAACCATTTGGAAATCTGGTTTTTGAGATCCATTTGAGTAAAACTGCGCTCCACGGTGGGGGACAATGCTCATTCAAGGGCAAAATGTCCCTCTTTTCGACATTTCGTCATTCAGGGAAAACATCGTAACATTCATGTAGCACACTCTGTTATGGATAAGACCGAAGAGATTGTGATCCAACGGCTGATCGAAATTGGTCACAGAGAAAAAAGACAAAGTGACTGTCGAGACGACTAAGCAGAAACTGGATTCAGGACCCGGAATAACCAATTCCCACTTTCTTGCAAAGTCACGCAAGTTGGTTTTCGATTGCTTCGTGGTAGCCGTCTAAGTTCACTTTGTCGTTTTTTCGTTTTTGAGGTAAAAATCCCTGGAAACCAATCGTGGCATCGCTGAAGCTGATTCAATTTGTCCTTCTCAAAATATTCCCCACTCCCAAGTTGCACCGAGTTTCAGCCATCACAAACTGAGGCTGTTATATTTTCAAAATCAGGGACGGTACAGATCGTCCTGGAATAGCGGCACCGATCAAACATCGACAAACCGTCTTCCGTCCCGATAGCGGCACTTCACAGCGAAGTAATTATTTGGAGTGTCCCCCTGTTTCATGAGTAGCATTTCTGGTTCATCCATCAGCACAAACGAAGGCGGCGATTTCTTTACAACCGCATGGTTTTCCAAGCCACGTCAAAAAAATTCTTGCAACGTTGTCGGTAGAGTCGTTTGCATGATGCCATCATAACATAGATGGACTTTTTCATTTCAACTATGATAGACTCCTACTATGAAATTTCTTTTGCTGGTCGCCCTGTTTTACAGGGTTTTGCATTCGCTCAGACTTCGATCTACACCGAGTTCGGTCCCATCGGGGCGGCGAATTACTTAGGCGGCTTTGGCATCAACGTGCCAGTGACCGTTAAACCAATCCATCTTCATTGAAAGCAGCTTGGAGTCTAGGCCAGTAGTGCCCAGTTTCCTGATCGGCTTCAAAAACGAACATCTCATCGTTCATCGTCAAAAAAGCATGTTGTCACCCCCGTTTTTTGGCCGTTGCGTATGGCGCATCGATAAAAAAACTTAGCAGAGATTAAAGCTTCAGTTTCTCACATCTAGTTCGTTTGACTGGTCTTGTGACAGCTATAGGTTCCACGCCAGGATTCACGCAACGCTATGGCGTCGGTTTTGAAGTGAAGTTTTCACACGTGAGCGTAGGCATCGGAGGCCAGACGCAATCTAATTCGGGTTCAAGCGGTTGGTACGCCTATCCGTTTGTCTACGTGGCTCACACGTTCTAGGAGTCAATATGTTGGACGCATCTGACTACGAAGCTTTCGTAAGAGTAATCAAGTTGGCAAAGGATCAAAGTGTCCAAGCCATCATCGTTTTTCAAAACCCAATGAAACAAAAACGAACAGGGTGATTCTGAATCCCCTGATATGATCGTCTGCACGTCTAACAAAACCGAACGTTATTGCAGCCCCTTCTAGGCAAACTATCAAGTGGATGCAAACCGCCGCCGTCGAAGAGGATAACAATGAAAATTTCAAATCGTGCGTGAGAAATGGTTTGCGGGGGCGAAGGTTCAAGTGAATCCGCATTGTACACTGATCGACAGGGAACTGCACGCATGTGCTGTCTTGGATTCAAAGCACTAGCGTGCGGGTATACTGTCGATCAAATCAAAAGATTGTGCATCACCGGGTTTTGCTTGTATCGAAAGACAAGGACGCTTTGTCTAAGGGGTTTCCAATACTTCCAGGAATGGAAAAAACTAAATCGAACTCATACGACCTAATCCGTCGTCCCAATGTTTCAGGATACTACACGACTTCAATGGTTTGGAACTGAAATGATAGCTATCACGACCGTCGCATTGTTGACGACATGACCAACATGACCGAAGAAAATAAGAGAACACAAGATTGCCGAATTGTTCCGTAAGATTGGCGACGAAGTAGAATTCGTTTAGCTACCGGCTACCTGTGAATTCCAAAAGGTTTCTTGTGAAATGTTCGCTGTCATCGGGGCGGCTCCGGCTCTCCAAAAATTTTCGAGAGCAACGTTTTCTTCTTCACGTCTCTTCTCGTAACATTCGGTGTGATGCGGGGTATTCCGTATGCTTTACAATCCGAATGACAAGGGACTTCTCCATCGAAGAAAGCTCGCTTACACAAGTAACAAAAAAAGCATAGATGTATTTATCCCTTGACAGACACATCTACTTTTGAGGTAAAGTAGGATGAAAGGAGATTAGACAATGGATGTCAATCGCATACTTTGCCGAAACTACGGCAGGAGAAGAGCAAATTAGACAACGCAAATCAACGTTCTCCAAGAGCTTGCATTGGGCGGGAAGAGGAGAAGGGGGCAGACCCCCCGGCTTGGGTAACTGCACAACGTAGGGCCATTCAAGCCGTTCAAGGCACCGAGACCGCACCGGCCAAGGGCCATCAAGAAAACACACCTGGAGCCGTGCTCAAACGCAAAAGCGGCATCGGAGCGCATGAAGAAAAATTCAACGCACGAAGAAAAACGGGAGACTGTAAAGATGCATCACACGAAGATGCATACGAAGAAAGGGGAGATTGCAAACGGAGACTGCTACACCCGTAAAAGACGGCCACAGCAGTAGCGTAACCACCAAAAAAAACGGAAGACAATACCAGATGGAAAGGCCGATGCCGATAAACGTATCGGCCTTTCAAAATTCCTATGAACATTTTTGCGCTATTTCACCACCGAAAGAAAAAACTATGAAGACTAAAAACTGTTCAAACGATGATTCAACAAATTCATTCGTCGCTAAGTTGTGGTGGTAGGAAAAAACGAAGGTAATCCTTGTCGGGACTGGTTTTTAATATAGGCGTCGGCCATGAGCAAGCCTTGGGAAAACTGATACATCAATCAGATAATCGGAAATGCGATTTCGTTTCTTGTGATACTGTAGCACGCCGTCAAAATGCCTCCCAGATATGATCTGCGATGCGGTCATAGGCATATTCTGAGCTATCATCATAGCCGAACGTTTTCGATGGCAAGGCGAAACGGTTTGAAGAAAGCTCTTCTTTGATCCGTTGCAAAAGTGTTTTTGAGTATCGTCGTCTTCTTTGGCAGGGGACTTCGGTTTGCTCAAGGTAGTCTGTGAGATCGGGTTTCTAGCTCTTCTTCAGGTTCGTTGCTCATTCATTTAGGGCTTCGGGTTCTTGCGGGGGCTTGAGAGATTTTTCAAAATCTTTGATTTGCTTGGCCGTTTTCTCATCAAAAAAAGCCTTTTGCCGATCTGGGACAACTTTTTTTGCGTGATGCATTGGCGGGAAGTTTGATGGGGTCGCCAATCAATGCGCCGTTTTCTTCACGGTTCATAAAAAAGCTGGCCGGAGCCATCTGAGGAAATCCAGAGTATCCAGGATGCTCTTTTTTCGTCTTGACTCTTGCGGGTATACGCACACTTCAAACCCAGAATTTCGGGTCTACTGTTTTCTATATCGATAACCATTTGGTTTTTTCTCCTGTCTCGCTTGTAAGCGGACTACGAAGGGGCCTTTGGAGGATCTTCAGTGCTATCTATACATTCACAAACAGCGGGCGTGAATCCGGGCCGAACAGAATAGACGTTTGCGTTTTTCATCGGCCACCGGCATTTGTGGTGCAAACTTGCGCTGGTTTTGTTTTTCATTGGTGCCATGTTGATCTTGAGAGATCGCATTCGTTCCAGGGAATTTACTAGTGATGGTGTCTGTGATTGCGGCGTAGGTATGTACTCAAAAGCTGAATGTTGAGCTTCTGCTATCATCTCCATACTCCATTGCATCAATCGTTCTTTAGTGCAGTCGATGAGATGCAGTGTAAAAAATGTCGCCCTGCGGCAGAGGGCACGGCGGCGTTTCATTTGCAATAGAAACTGAAAATGTCGTCTACTTCCATGCGAACATGAGTTAGTGTTCCATGTGACGCCATCATTTGTTCAAATTGAATTGACGCATCGGGATTGTATTTGCCACTGTATCTGAAACGCTTCTTTGCCTTCCGAGTTCAGAACTATGAGCTTCATCATTTGAAATTTGTCCACGTTCCACTCGCCTTTCCATGAGTTATTAGCATGCCAGTCCCATACGTTCTTGAGTCCAATACGCCCCCAAGCTCTGGGGGAAGCAGCATAATCGAATGAGTCTGTGAAGCTCAGCGCCATTTTTCCCGCATCGCTTTAGGAATTGGCCGACCACACAACAGACTTCTTGGTGGTGTTTGAATCCGAGTCCACTGGAATTGATGTCACTCAGCCCCTTCATGATGTCTTCGGCGTCTCGATAGACTTGCTTGGCCTTGTTGATTTGCATCTTCACTTGAGGTTGCGCAATCACGGTTTCAAGTGCCGTCGTGATGTCTTCACCCGAAATAATCTTGTAGGTAGCCAACGCTTTCTTCAGGTAAGCATAGTCCTTCTTTGTTGCTTCACGATCCTTTAGGCGCTTGCCGAGGGGACTTTTTCGATTGCACCAATCTTCGCCGGTTGATTATGAACAAGGTCATGCATGAACTTGAAAATGAATTTTCATCGGTCACTTTACCGATGACATCTCCAGGTGCATGGTTGAGCAGGTCTGCCCCACTTCATGTAGTTTCTCTTCGGTCACAGCCGGGTCAATCGGCAGGGCCCACGTGTCAAAAAACATTTTGAAACAAGTGGGCACGTTCTTCTTGAGTCAGAGAACCCACAACGTCAACATATTTGAAACGACGCAATATGGCTTCGGGAATCTCTTTTGGAACGTTCGTAAGAGCGACGAGAAATACACCTTCATAGCCCACGATGCCGTCCATCATTCTTGAAGGACACCAGTCATACGGCCTCCGTCGTAGGCAGCATGGACACCTTCGCCGTAGTTGAACAGGCGGTCGAATTCATCCAACAAAATCGCAACAGGCTTCGTGCATCGGGATTTGCGGCGAAGGTCCTTTCGCATGATCGTACATGCGTTTCACGTTCTTTACGCTCTCATGCATGTAAGCGGTAAGAAGATCGGCAACCGCTACGTTGAATCCGATGATGCGCTTATCACCACCAATGGCCTTGGCGATTTCCGACTTGCCGCATCCGTAAGGGCCTATTGCCAATACGTTGCTGCGCACGTCACCACGGGGAGCAGACAGTCGCATGATGTGGGGATGTGAAGCGACTTTGATAACTTCTTCGACGTGTTGTTTGAGAATGGTGAAACTGTTTCCAACTACGTCCTCATAACGAATCTTAGGGGCGGGTTCTCGCACTACACCCAATGATCCAATCTGCCCGGATTGTCCGACATAAAATTCATTGTCATCTTGAATGTTGCGAGCCAGATTTCTTTGATCTTCCGTGCGTTCGATGTCTAAAATTGCTTGGTGCAAAACGACGGCTTCTTCGATCTTGGCGATGGCAAAATCTTCCGTGGTTTGGTGATGGCGATCCATACCACTGAGATTGTCTAATGTTTCCTTCAAATGAACAAACAGCTTGGTACGAGCCACTGATATGTCTTGATCCATCTTCGTCCGGGGTGTGATGTCTTCCGCCGAAGGACGAATAGCCAGAAAATTGATACGTGAATATTGCTTCACCAGGGGCGGTGGGATCTTCGATAACGAGTCTCCTATTGCGGTCGTTCAAGTGGAGATTGGCTTTCATTACGAGCGCTTGGAGAGCCGCAGCGATAGTGCCATACTCACGTTGAAATGATTGAATGATGTTCAGAATCGTCTTGGTGAGATCAGACGGCGAATTGACATAGCGCCAATAGGTCGGACTGGCCACCAGTCTCATTGTGCCTGCCCAATCCTCGACTTCACCAGCATCCAAAGTTTTCGTTGTGACGGTCTTGCCCGTGAGCTTTCCACGCTTCAGAACAGGCGTGATTTTTTGATAGTAGCGAGGCAAATTGTTTTGCATGTCAATGAGCAATTGCGTGAGGATGCAATTATCATCAACCAACGGAACGGCAGGCCCGCTGCCTTCTTTCTTGGGCGGCTTGGCCCCAAACAACGAAAACAAAAGTTGATCTTCAACATCATCATCGTTGTTTTCAGAGAGGTTCAAACTTCCACCTAAAAACTTGTTCCGCAGTTTTTTGTACTCGGAACGGGTTGCTAGATAGATGCCAGCCAACAGGTCTTCAAAATCCAAAACCGTGCTCTTGTATTCGTGTGCAGCGACGACTAGTAGTTGTGATCCAGCTTCTTCAGCCATTACAATGGCCGTAAGATCAGCGGTATTATTCAGGGCCGGGAGCAATAGATCACAGCAACTTTGCATCAGTTGAATTCGGTTATTCGATTCACTGACGTAGTTGACCAAACGGCTTCCTACAGCACCGATGAATCGAAAAAGAGAAAGATCGCTCAGACCAGCCTTGCTTGTGGGATCAAAATCATCCACAAGCGGATCGAGATCACGGCGGGCTTTCTTGACCACGTAGGTCATGCTACTGTGGTCGAGCGCTTCTTTCAGTTTTTCGATTTCCGGCTTGATGCTTCCATACTTTGCGAGTATTTGCGCCGTGTGGGTGTGAAGCAACTTTTGTGCTTCGCCTGTCAAAACTGTTTCAAGAGCGCTTGCGCTAGATGAGTCCATGTGAGTAGTTTACCTTAGATTAGATGAGATGTCAACTTTTAGAAAGATGGTGTAGAAACAGGTCATGATGGTCCTTGGTGGGCTTCTTTAAGATATGCTATGATGGCAGCTAGAGAAAATATCATCCCAATCAAAAATCCAGCGACCGCTCCGATTAGCCCCACTTTTGAACTGACCAATCGACACAGCAACCCGCATACCAGCGATGTAGTCCATGGAAAAAAGAAGAATCCGTAACGCAACGGGCAAGACAGGATATGCTACGTGAATGTGTCTTGAAACCCGAACCGGTGCCAGGGGTGTTCTCGCCATCTTTGGACAATTGTTTTTGCATCATTTGTTAATCTTTCTCGGATTCACCTTGCAAGGATAGTTCAACCAAGTGGCCCCCGGCAATGCTCGCCCGTGTGTGCTTGGAGATGATGGGGTAATCTTAATAGCATCGAATGGCAGCAGTGGTGGTGGTGGCAACAAACGGCGGGTCCTTCTGGTATTGAAGGAGTGCCGCTATGAGTTCGTCTTTCGTCACGACCGGTGCTTCGCCGTGATACCAAAATTCCAGCTTGTAGTCGATTGGTAAATCATCCAATCGGAAGATGGTTTTATCTTTGTCTCCCTGTAAAATCCAGGGCGTAGATTGGGCCGATATGGATGGTGGGTAGATTATCCAGGCCCACAGAAATATGGCGAATACCGCACAGACAAATATGAAGGTTCCTTTTTTATAGCGGAATCTTTTTGGCATCTCTAGGAAGAGTACCAAGGTACAGATGTTTTGTCAAGTGTGGTAGTATTAGTTATGGTAAGATCAAGAGTTCCTTTTGATGATGGACCGGCACTTGGCCGCAGGGGCGGCACGACTCCGCCGGGGATTGGCGACACAACGATATTGGGGAAAGACGTACCCCACCAATGCGTCTTGCCTTTGCATACCCAAAGTTCAGTCAAACTCTACTTTGATAGAGAAGGGAAACTTTGTGGCAGAGTGGCACCAACTGACTGGGGATTGTGGTATGCAACTCTATGTGGCAACTACAGTACAGGTGGAGAAGCGCCGTTGGGCAAGTATGAATCCATCGATCACGCTGTGGCGGCGGTCAATGCCCATTATGAAAAAAATTGACATCGGCAGTCAGTTTCGTATTGAAAAATAAATAAAGCTACTTCCAGCCGGTTGCAAAGCCATACACCAGAACGGCCAAGGCGAATAGTGACGCAAAACCGAACAGACCGTACATGAAAGGTCCAACAGATTGTTTGTTTCCGTTCCTATAGCTCATCGTCAGGATACCATTTGGTTATGACAGCAACTTGCAGAAGTGTAGGTTTTCCGCAGTGAATGTCGCTTTGCTGATCTGTATATTAAAGAATTGTTGGAGGTACGTCAACACTTGTGCTTCGCCACCACTCAGGTCGGTGCCACTGTTCATGATCTCCACTGCACGGGCATAGATCCGGGCATTCATTCGGACTTTGATCGCCGCTAGGAGCGGGTTGTTTTTGCAGGTTTGCCGCATGATTAATTCTACAACAGCTACATCTACTTTGTCAAGGGGTATTGACAATGCGCATCTATCATCGTAAGATGGTCGTATTATGATGGTTGAAGGATATTGGAGAAAAAGCGAGAGAAAAAGCGTTGTGTCGTTTTCATCGTCCCTACCGTGGCCAGTCGCTACCACGAACGATCATTCGATATTTCTGGCAGCGCTCGAACAGGTTGAAAAAATGGCCATAGAACAGGCTTTCCGTGGATGGTCTAACTGCCGGTTGTGCCAGAAGACGAACGGTTCCACCGAATTCAGCTACAATGGCTGGCGCTGGCCACAGGGGTTCCGCCATTACGTCGCTGCGCATGGGGTCGATCCAACACAGTACTCTGCGTTGATACCACTGCT